CCGACAAGAAGCATCCCGACAAGCTGAAGATTATAGCTCAGCGTGGCGGTCAGGAGGATATGCTCTCAATCGATGCCGATATAAAGATTTGCGGCGGCAGCCGCGGCGGCAGTAAGAGCTTTAGTTCTCTTATGGAAGTTCTGAAAGATATCAAAAATCCAGACTTCCATGTGACCATACTTCGTAATGAAAAAGATGACTTACAGTCCTTGGTTACAGACTCTTATAAATTGTTCTCCCAATTTGGAACTTACAATAAGTCACAGAACGACATGACCTGGAACTTCGACAACGGAGGATGGCTCAAATTCTCTTACTACGCAGGAGCCTATCAGGATTTCAAGACACGATTCCAGGGACGACAGTATGCATACGTCTGCATCGACGAGGGTACTCAATGCCCATATAAGAAGTTCAAGTACCTCTTGACCAACAACCGAAATGCAGCCCACATCCGAAACCGCTTCTGGATTACCTGTAATCCTGACCCCGAATCCTGGGTACGAAAGTTCATCGATTGGTGGGTTACCGACGAAGGATATATAGATCCGGAAAGGAATGGGGTTATTCGTTACTGCTTCATGGATGGTGATACGCCGGACTCAATCTACTGGGGCGATACAAGAGAAGAGGTATACGAGCAGTGCAAGGGCATTATCGATAGCCTTTGGAAGGATAGCTATGAGGAACTTGGTTATACAAAGCTCGAAATGTTCATCAAGTCGGCAACATTCGTTCGCGCCGACGTATCAGAGAACATCAAGCTTATCTCTACCGATGCTTCATATCTCGCCAACCTTGCCCAGCAGGATGAAGAACAGCGTATGCGAGACCTGGAAGCCAACTGGAACTGGAAAGCTGCCGGCGATGACATGATCAAAATGGAAGACCTTGAAGAAATTTTCGATAACGCCGAACAGACAGGAGATGGAAAGCGAAGAGCTTCTGCTGATGTCGCATTCACCGGCGGCGATAACTTCGTGATGTGGCTTTGGGAAGGATGGCATTGTAAGGACTTGGTTGTGTTGAGGCTGGACCCTAAGACGCTCGTTTCTGTAGTTGAGGCCAAGCTAAGAGAGTGGGGTGTGCAGGAATGCAACTTTACTTACGATATGCAGGGTATAGGTCAATATTTCAAGGGATTCTTCAAGGATGCCATCCCATTCAACAACCAGGCAGCACCTATCCCTCAGAATCATCAAGAAGAAGCAGGTATCAAATACCTATACAAAGACTTGAAGTCTCAGTGTGCATGGCTATTCTACAAGATGATAAAGGAGAAGCAGATTTCCATCGACTCGTCCCTGCTCGAAAGAAAGTATTCTGGAAACGGATTCGACAAGGTCCCTCTCAGACAGATTCTTCAGAAGGAGCGAAAGATGCTTCGGCGCGACGAGAACAGCGACGATAGGGGATTCAAGCTATTGCCTAAGAAGATTGCCAAGAAGTATGTCGGCCACTCGCCTGACTTCTTTGAGTCTTGGTTCTACGTAATGATATTCAGTTTAACAAAAAAGAAACATAAAAAGGTAAAAGGATTATGGAGAATTTAAATTTTAGAGAAATACTCGTAAAGAAACCATTCTACGAGCTTAAGCCTGACGGATATATGAGTCACGGCACTTTCTCCGACAAGGTTGGTGACAGAAGCATGCAGAACATGCCTTACGACCCTTGTGTATGGAGAGTAAAAACCCAGTCCGACTTCCTTCGTGAGTACTTCACAAGCGGACACAGAATCTGGGACAAGAATGCGTATCCGGATATAATCAAGGAGAATCCTGATTGGGACCCGGAAGATCCTTCTACCGGCAATCATTATTACTTGCAGCCTATTACAAGATGTGCATTTGCTTTCCAACAGGTTATCGCAACAAAACACACCTTACACCTAACCGGAAACGACATTCAGTTCGAGCTCGCAGACAGCACAGATGAGCTTGAAGAGGAAGAGGAATCCCAGAAGAACCTCAATGTCTTCAAGAAGGGATGGCTTATGCACAATATGGAGATTGCGTTCTTTGAAGCGGTAAGCTCTTACATGATCGTTGCAGAAACCGCCGCAGTCGGCTATATCGACAAAGGAAAGTTCGGAGTTAAGGTTCTGTCATTCAAGAATGGAGACTATCTCTACCCGCATTACGATTCAATAACAGGAGAACTCTCTGTATTCGCCCGCAAGTATTACGACTTGGATGAAGACGGAAACGCTCAGATCGAGTGGGTTGAGGTATGGGATGATACCTATTATTATAGGTTCAGAAATGATGTTGGTAAAAAGAGCGTAACTAAGAAGGCAGCGAACCTCATTAAGGGATTGTTCGGAATGAACGGATATGCTCTTGTTGAAAAGAAAGGACATCACTTCAATTCAATTCCGGTTGCATACATCAGAAATGATGAGGGACCATGCTGGTCCAATGTTCAGAAGAACATCGAAGATTACGAGGAGGCATTCTCGTATCTTTGCGAGAACAACAAGGCGTACGCTTTCCCTGTATTCTACGTAAAGGGTGATGGTGAGGAGATTACCATTTCGGGCGACGATATGACTGGAGCCGCCAAGGTTATCGCTATGAACAGCAAGGATAACGATGCTGGATTTCTCAATGGAACCGATGCATCAGATGCTTTTGCCACCCAGCTCAACAAGTCGTACGACCTCATCTATGAGCTGTCATTTACTGTAAAACCTCCAGAGCTGAAGTCAGGAGACCTCCCTGGTGTAGCCATCAAGCTTCTTTATTCTCCTGCATTAGAGGTAGCCATGAATGATTCTCAGAAGTTGCAGCCATTCCTTGATAAGCTGGTAGAAATTGCCAAGTTTGGAATCGGCCACGAAAACAATGCGACGGCTTCTGTTGTTGGTCTCGATATCAATGCATGGATTGAGCCTTATACACATCAGAACAAGACGGAACTTCTTACAAATCTTGCAACTGCCGTTCAGAACGGATTCCTATCGAAGCAGACTGCATCGGAGCGTTGTCCTGACTTCCCAAAGAATGCCGAATGGGAGCGTATCTTGCGAGAAAAGAAGGAAGAGGATCAGCAGGACCTTCTCATGGATATTCAGCGTGCGGATAATGAGACAGAGAATGCTATCGAGGAGGAGAGGGCAACGGCGAATATTCAGAATGGAGGCAGCGGAAACGTACGTACTGGTCGTGGCGCTGGCAGGCCGAACAAAAGCGGTACAGACTGGGATGAGAACGGCAACTGGCCGGGCCGTAACAACTGGAAGACCGTAAAGAAGTAAGCTTATGGATGAGTTAAAACGTTCTGTCGATTACAGCAGGAAGCGCTTGCAGGCAATCCGAAACTGTGAGGGCCACATTGCAGATATTCTCTGGAAATCAACGCAGAAGATAGTTACCGCAAGCAAGAGATACAGAGGCGCGGGCAGGCTCACAAACGAGTCAGCCTTGCTCTCTTACGCCAAGAATATTACTGCTGAGGCCGAGGAGAGCATCAATACCTATATCTCTGCTTACTCCAAGGCTTCATGCAAGATTCTCGGGATTGACAGCGAGAACATCGAATCGTTTCTCGTCAGCGACATCTACGGAAAGACGACATCTGAAAGAAACGCTGTCTATCTCGGAAACTTTGCTGAAGATATTGTAAGGATGATCAAGGCAGGAACTCTTATGGGATATTCAGACCAGCAGCTCCTATCTTCCATCCGTACCGGCTACAAGGACCCATATCACACATCTGTCATCACCAAGGCGAAGAGAAAGGATATCAACATCGATGTTCCATCTTACGGAAAAGGCTATTACAGAAATGCCTATCAGAACATCGTAAGAAACGCTTCCCAGGTGATTGCTTTAGCGTGGGGACAGGCAGAGCAGGAGTATGGACAGGAGAATAAGGCTATCGGATTCTATGTCAAGAGAGGAAGCGACTTCCCGTGCTTGATTTGTCAAAACGAAGCCGATGCCGGACTCCATTCTTTCAAAGATCCATACCCACCATTCCATGTTTCGTGTCAATGTTACACTTTATTTGCATTCAAGGATATAAAAAAGAAATAAGATTATGATTGAAGAAACAAAAGGATACACATTATCCGTCGATATTTACAAAAAGGTAAAGGCTCTCAAGATGAAAGACCCTCGCTATTACATCTACGCCAGCCTCCGTGGCTCAGGAATGTCTATCCGTGACAGTTGGGCTGTTGCCTTTCAAGGGGAAGGGTTCAACTGGCCCAAAGATACATTAGAGCGAGAAATGAATAAACTTGAATCTCTGGAGTCTGTTCAGACAAGAATCGCAGAGGTGCAGGGCAAGAAAGCGAAGAACGAGAATAGCGACGAACTTACTCAGGAGGAGCTTATTAAGGCTACCTCAAAGGAAGAGATTCTGAGAAACCTCGTTATCGCTCAGCGAAAGCAGAAATTCGGCTCTCCAGAGTGGCAAAAGACGACAGCCATGATAGCAGACTATTCTAAGATTAAGCAGGATGAGATTGATACTGAAAACAATGTGATCCATTACTACATTCCTCTGTCGATGCCTCGATGCTGCGAGGACTGCATTATCTTTAAAAACGGCCAGGCGACCTTCCAAAAGAAGAAGAAATAGTTAAATTCGTGTTAAAGCAACTTCGATATACCATAAATTCAACAAAACCAAGTACCTTTGCGTACAGATTATGTTCACAGATTCTTTCTGCTGTTCGTAATTCTAAAATTTTTTTGGTTAAAAAGGGGGTGATATCTTCTCAGATACCACCCCTTACTTTTATATAAATGAAGTAGAAGAAAATATACGATATATCACGAATATTTCTCTCCTGTGACAAGCTCAAGGGCTATCCTAAGCCGATCATCAAGAAAAGAGTCGTTAAATGTAGGAAGAAGGCCGTATGGAGGCAGTTTCTTTGTCTCTGCGGCCTCCAAAATGAATTGGAGTGCCTGTACCAGGGAATTGTGGTCCTCGACTATCTCAATCAATTTATCACTCATGCTGGCCTCCTTCCTTCTTAATCTGTTCTGCCATACCAAGGAGAGTGTCGGCGTGCTTCTCTCGATCAACAACCTCCTGAACAGCCTCATCACTTTCCTTACTGAGTTGTTCGTCACTCTTACCCTTGTCGGCAGCGGCGTTTCTTCTTGCAGCCTCACGAGCAATGTATTCGTCACGGAGCTTCAACTTGCCTGCCGTGTATTCCGCATCGCCAGGCAGCGATGTATCCGCATACATAAGCTGGGCAAATGCCTCGATGATGTTTCCATTATCCTTAGAGAACTCGTAATGGTCTCCTACAGCCACAGGAACACATTCATCGAGTGCAGCGTACATGGATGTGCCGATAGAGTATTCAACACCCCATGTGCCGGCAATGTCTGCAATCTTGATGAAAGGCAGCGAGCCTCTCTGTAAATGCTTCTTGATCTCAGCAGGGATATCCTCTCTGAGTGAAGCAACTTCTTTCTTCGACAAGCTCTTGCTGAACTTCAGTACAGTGAAGTGTCTTGTCTTGATAGTCTTTCCAAATGGTAATGCCATGATAACAATATTTTAAAGTTCAACTTTTATTTCCTTATACTCGAAATCTGTGCAAGCATCATCATCTCCCGAAACGTCTCTCCAGAAGCGTTCTTCTTTACACGTCCCGTTATCAAAGAAGAGGCAATCCTTGCAAGTGTAATCAGTCTGTTCCATGTTCCTTGCGTTTTTGATATTCCATCAATGTCAAGATACAATAGTTAGCGCAGTCAAGAAGAGCATCTTCCAACGGCTCGTTAGCAACTTGCGCTTCATTATCCTTCAACGTCTTGATACGATTCACTTTCTCTCGTATCTTTCCGTAGCCGTAGTTTATACCAAGCTCATCATACGTTTCGGAAAAAGCATTCCCATAATCGTGATTTTTACGCTTATAGGTATCGCTCATCTTGTCTGTGATTTCCGAGAAGCGGTCGGCATCACTCTTCTCGGATTCTTTTTTGATTGGTGTTTCTTTAAAATCCGAGAAAATAGAATACACCGCCAAATCAATTATATCCACACAAGCTGCTGCTAACTCGGGTTTAAAGAATGCTACGATTTCGCATTTTTTATCCGTTATAGCTATATCGATAACTTTGATATGTTGAATCCTATCAATAGAGCCTAATGGGTCTATTCTATCAGCAAACACCGAGCCTGCAATCTTTATCAAATTACACTTCGTAATCTGCAAGACAGACCCTATCTTAATATCTTCTATTCTAATCATAATCTTTATTTTTAATTATGTCTATAATATCCTGCTCTTTAATTTTGAGAAAGTGATAGAAATCGATTCTCTGAACACTTTTTACGCAGTGAAATTTGCTCAAATCAACCCCGTAACAGTCTATTGATAGAGTTACTATTGGATAGTTGTAGTTCTTGTCTGGAACTTTGAACGTCACTGAAAATCGCTTGTTTATATAGTCAATATCATCAACCATTCCGCAAACCATATTATCGTATTGGAAGACTACATTCTTGAAGCTTTCCTTTTCCTGACCTTCTAGGTTTTCGATAAAATATGCCGCAGGTGCAACAAACAGATTCTTTTTGTAATACCTTTCCATAAGCTATTTATTTTTGTAAAACACAATCATTGTATATACAAAACACGCAATACCCACTGCAAGTAATACACATGGAAACACAATATTTCCACCTCCGTTATGAGGTAGCTGTGGTGCTACTGGAGCGTATGGAATATATGCAATCATAATCTATTCCTCCTTATCTTTTAGTTCAACGAAATCTCCAATGCCCAAACGAGCCTTGTTGATGCAAGACGCAATCCAACCAATCAGATAGGCAGATGGCTCGCCGCCGTGTTCCAAGTCTGTATGTTCCTCGATGGCATCGCAGACGTGAGAAGCTTCATGGCAGCAGTAGTTCATCGACATAACCTTCTGACACGGAAACGAGACAAGAACGCCGCGTCTTCTGTCGCTCTTCCTGACAGCATCGGAATACGTAACGCCGCCGTAATCACTATCGGGAGCATTGCACTTGTCAAAACATGAATCTATCAGCTCTTTCAAGTCTTTACCGATGTGTACCCAAAGTTTCAAAGGGTAGATTCCGTTTTCGTATTCGTAATATCCTTTCTTCTTCATATTCTCAACTATTTATGGTTATACTTATGCCCGCAGTGAAACATATTGCAGACATGGCATTTATAGACGGTCATTCCTTGCTGAATGAGCTTCGGGTGTGTCTTAAGAAACTCCCAAGCATCATCCTCAGTCTCGTATGCAACCTTCGCCTTCCAGGAATGAACCTTCTTAGTCCAATGCTCAGGGTCTGGCTTGAACGGCGGAACCTTGTTCGGATTGCGATGTCTTCTCATAGGCATTTGAATGAAACACTGTTCAACGTTCTGTTCGCAGCAATCTCCCTCTCGTTGCACATGGTCCCCTCATGCACTCCAGGGCATCCTCGCGTACAGCAGTCATAATCTCGCTCATCGAAGCGGTGGCCGGAACAATATTCCCGTCTGACTTCTTCTTAGTGATACGGGAGATAATCTCCTTGATATATTCCTTGTCTATCATAGAAATCTGTTTTATAACCGTTAATCATCAGGCTGAATGAAGCTCTCCGGCTGCTTGATGTCCTCCTCACCACGCAATTTATTATTCACGTCATTGATGAGAAGTTCCTGCTTCAGGTCAATCATCTGCGCGCCGTACACCTGATACGTCATTCCTCCCTGTGACCTCTTCTTGAAGAAGCCGTACTTGTCGCTCATATCACGCCCGAACTTCTGAATCGTAGGGATATCCTTATCCTCGACATCGTTGGCCTTGCAGAACTCGACGAACCTCTCGTACATCTCCTTGGCAAGCATGCACTCCGAAATCTCGCCCCTCGCCTCCCGACTGCACCTCATATCATACGCCCTTATCCAGGCATATATAGGATTGCTTCCTAGAAGAGAGATGAGCAGCTGCCTCCTGCTTCCCTCAGCTGCCGGGAACCTGTACTTCCTGCTCCTCAGCTCCATCGCACCACGGAATATCCAGTTGAACACTCCGCTCAGCTCCTCACGGATGATCTTGCTCGCCAGCTCCGGGTCCTGCCTCTCCTTTGGGATGGTCACATCGAAGCTCACGTACTGCAAGCGTCTGATGAATCCGAGCGAAGCATCGTCTGGGAACGGAAGCTCATTGAGGTTGAAGATGAGGTAGGGGATTGAGTTCCCCTCCAGAATATCCCTGCCGAGCTTTCTCATCGGGACGGGCTCACCGCTCACAAGTCTCTTGAACATTCCGGTATTCTTCCTTCCGAACTTCTTCGGGTCGGAATCGGAAGACCAGTTGAAGATGGCGTTCCTGATGGGATACCTTCCCCTCATTCCCTCGTCACCGTCGGCAGTGAGGTCGGCGTAGTCCATCTTGCTTATCCTGTCCTTGCCGAATATGTTGCAGGCAACGTCGAAGATGACGCTCTTTCCGTTGGCTCCCGTACCTATAAGGAGAAGACAGAGCTCAATCTTCGATGATTCCTTCCCCTCGTACGGATTGTATGCAGTACCTCTCTGTATGAGACCGAGACCGAGGAACATCTGGAGGATCATCCTCGACGTCCTGTCTGGGAGGACCTCCTTGATGAAGTTCATCCACCTGTCGCACTTCGCCTTCGGATTGTAGTCGTATGGGTGGTAGTATGTGACATGGTACTCGGGAGAGAACGGCATCACGTTCGGATACTTCAGACCGCTGCCGAAGTCAACAACTCCGTTGGCGAATGCAACGATATCGAAGGTAGGTCTCAGTATGTTGTAGCACTCTATCACCTCTATGAACGACTTGTTCATCACCGTGCTGATGCCGAGCATCGGAGCCATGGCCAGGTCGAGGAGCAGCAGCTGGTAAGCCTGCTCAAGGACTATCTTCGGAACAGCTTCATATATCTTACCGTTGAACATGTAGTACGAACCGCCATAGTACTTCACCGGAGCCTTCTTCGCCAGACGTCTCATTGACCTGATGAAATTAGACTTCAGCTTGTTGTACTTCTCAGAGTTCGCCTTACCCCAGTCCTGACAACGGAGCTCTTCGAAGCCGTACTCGTCATGCCTCGAAAGGTCCAGCAGCTGAGCGTGCAATGTGTCTATAGCAATACCATTTTCCATTTATGTACAATAATAATATTAATTTTCCGTTATTGTGTAGGATTACCCCCGATAAACAGGGACTTTCTGACGGATAACACGTGTCAGCCCGTCCTTACAACATGTCGGCTATAAAATATCGACAATACAAAGATACGGAAAATATCCTGTAGATATGCTATAACCCTAGTAAATAAAGGGTATAAATATACATATTGGATATACATTTGATGAATAATAGATATACATTTATGGTTTTGCTCACCGATATAGAAGTTAATGTTGCCAAATGTTAAAAATAGGTAGATGGATGAATATGCATAAATATGTTTTCGGTAGCAAAAGTAATTAAACCTTACAAGTAGGTTAAAAAATCGGAAGAAAAAATTTTTAGATGAGGTGACTACCGCGCTGATTTATGGCTATATAGGGGGTGTGGGGGTCTGTTTTGAAAAGATAGGACAACTTATGTTAGTTTACACTATATAAACGAACGTGAAACACCTATTTTAACACTTTTAACATTGTTGGTTTATATTATAAACTAAAACGTTGTAACCATTTGAATATCAACTACTTATAACGTATTTTAATTCATTCTTTTTGCATAAATATACGTCGTGGAACACAAAAGATTATTACATATTGCTTGACTCAATAAAACATTACATAATTTCTAACTGGTTAAACGTTAACATTTTAACACTTTAAATCCATATAATTACATATATAAAACTAACTACATAAATAAAGTAAAAAGTAACAACAAAACACTTAGTTTATTTAACTAAAAAACATTATAACCAACTGATAGTTAGATAGTTGCAATTTGGTTAAACGCTATAAAACATTTGGTTATATCAAAAAAATTTCGTACCTTTGCAGTACAAAAAAGAAAGAAATTGTTTAATCGGTGCGCAAACCGCCAAACGGCACCTAAAAAACAAGCGGTACTACAATATGGAAACAAAGAGTTACGTTTCTGAGGTTAAGGATAGCGCAAAATGTTCTGTAGCGCTTGAAGTATTAAACGCTTATAAGGTAGCGTTATTAAAAGAGTCTAAGGACTCTAAATTGCTTGAGGCTGCAAAAGCGCTTGAGGCTGCAAAGGTAGCTTACCAAAAAGCATCTAACGACGTTGTTTTAAGTGATAGCGAGTACAACAACTTGCAAACTGAGTGCGTGCGCGCTGCTGTTAGCGAGTTTTCGCACGCGCACAATATACCTAACTTTGCAACGTGGTTTGATGACAACGGCAAAGACACTCAAACCTCTATTATTGACACGCCTCAAAAATTAGGTAGTCACTTAAAGTCTATGCATGATAGCTTTACAAAGGGTGCAAAGGTAGCCCGCAAACGTGCAAAGACCGCTAGAGACTTGCGGGCTGAAGCGCTTGCGTTGTTAGCACAAGCCAACCAGCTTGAAGGCAAAGAGTAATAACACAAAATAGGTAGCTAGCGAATACTTAGCTATCTATTTTCCCGCTGACTATCTGACCGGTAGCCAGTGGGAAATTTTACTCCAGGTTTTTCAACTTGGTGCGGATCGTCGTACCCTTATTTTTCCCACACGATTTTGGAAACCTTGTCGTGGTGTGTGGGCTTAACCTTAGAGAGAGAATTTATTCTCCCTCAGGGGACTAATTGCCAAAATTCAAGAGAAGTATCTCAGTAAATCGAGAGTGCGAGAGGCACACCGAGATGGGAGAGAGCAACGTGATTGCTCAGAGACATCCATCCGAGAGATACGCAAAAATTCCTGGCGTGAGCGTCGAATGAGATGAGACGGCACGACGGCTAGGGAATTTGTATCATCTAGCGAGATGAAAGTTTAGAGAAAGAAATCATAATTCATATTCTATGCGGTGTTGTGAGCCGTTCGGGAGTGGTTACCCGAAAATCCCAGTGTGTGCAATCACGATTTGCAGCGTATCAAGGCGCACACTATCCACGCTGACTGAAAGCGGTTGCTTGTCATCCGTGCGAGATTTATCTCCTCAGAAATAAACAAGCTGCTGGCAGAAGCATAAAATCTGTAGGGTGTGAGCCACGTAGTTAAGACGATAAAGATAAAACGTGGTGCAACGATGCACATCCTGGCTAACGGGGCGGGGAGAAATCTCCGCTCTACAATTACGAACCATTTAAATAAATAGAATTATGAAAGAACAGATTTTGAAGAAGATAGGAAAGACGCTTGTGCGTATTAATGTAACAGACCAAAGTGCAGAGGATGCCTACGATGAACTCGTTAACAGCAGTCCTCGCCTGTTTGGTATGCTTTCCAGTATCTACAGACTGAATGATGAAGAAGAAAGATTCGCTTGGTCTGCCGGAATTCAGTAGCCTAATCTCCCTACGCTTGTAGGGAACAATAACCAAAATTACAGAATTATGAGTACGATGAGAATTAAATGCCTCGATATGAAAGAGGTAGAGAGTATCATTGCAGATGCTCAGGAGATTTTAAGTCACGTAGAATTCGGGTCTTTGCAGAATGGTGTGCTTACATTATTCTGCGTGTTGTGAGCCTAAAATCCGTAGCCAGTACGATAATTGTCGTGTGTGGCTACGGAACAATTACCAATAAAATTAGAATTATGAAAGCAAGACAGATTATTTATTCAAGTACGATAATTGTGCTTGGATTTATTCAGACATCGCCAATGTTCATCTGCTTGGCAAGTACGATAATTCTCCTGAATGTGCTTGGAATTCTTTACGGAATTCTGCTTGTGCATATTTGGAGCAGTACGAAAAAGGGCAAGTGGTATTTCCGTGAGCTGTGGCGATCCACGCTCCGCTTGGAAAGTTTCGTACTGCCTGGAGCGTAATAGATTTGGAAAGTACGAAAATTGTGCTTGGAAAATTTCAGCCTAAAAACTGCTCATTCAATTTGGGCAGTACGATAATATAACCAATTAAATTACAGAATTATGAAACAGAAAATTTTTGTGGCATTATTTGTCGTAGTGTGCTTTGCATTGTTTGGAGTATCGATTACTCTGTATAATTGTCACAGAGCAAACGTGATGCTGAGAAAGACGGTTATCAGCCAGGCGAACGAGATTTCAGAGCTTAACGCCAGTTACACAGCAGAGGGACCTACAATGTTCGTAGGTCTCAGAAAGTAGCCAAATTCGAGAGGAGTTTCCGCTCCTCTCTTCTATTAACCAAAATATTAGAGAAATATGGATAGAATATTAAAGCAAGATTTGAGCAAGAATGAGGTTATCGACCTCTTGCGTGGAATGGATGCACAGGAAGTTGAGGACAATTTCTCTGTACGTCGTGTCCTGATTGATACACAGGCGTGTGACGTATTCGGCGGAGATCCTGAGGATTCTTATCCTCTCATCCCTGGTACGTACATGGCATTGTATTACAAGAGTATTGACGGAGACCCATATCCGTTCTTTGAGAGAATATGCGAAAGCATAATGAATGACGAGAACAAGTGCCAGACTCTCCAGAATGGCGATGGTGTTATTATGATTTTCATGCTCAACAAGTACGAGTAGCCAAAAATGTGCTCAGGCATTTTCCTGGGCATACTATGTAGAACCATTAAACAAATTGAATTATGCAAGACAGAAAATCACAGAAAAACTTCGAGCGTGCGTTGCTTCACGAGATGGAGAAGATCAAGATTGCTGCACGCCAGTGGCACAACAACAATACTAGAGGCTACAGAGATTATCGTAGCAAGGAGGCTATCTCCAAAAGTTTCTCGGAGATAGCGGTGCTGTGCATGGGCTAAAATGTGCGTGGCATTTGTCACGCATACTATTCACCAATATTTTAAGATTATGAAGAAATTAGAGAATCCTAAATGGGAAGAGTGCAGAGATTATCTGCGCAGTAAGATTCTGCCTAGATTGCAGGAGATGCAGCGTGATACGTTCGGTATCGAGTTTTTCAACCTAGAAGTAGGTGTAGGAACTAGCGGGCGATACATTTCAGTGTATGCTTCCATCATTATTGACGATGAGGTGCTAGACAGTATTTCGCTGCATTTGTCTATTTTTGACAGCCGTGAGCAGATAGAGTCTGATTTAACAAGCCTCACGAACTTCATCAAGGAGTACTCAGCCTGAAAAAATTGAGGGAGTTTCATCTCCCTCTCCTGCAAACCAAATAATGTAGAATTATGAGTAAATGGGTACAATTTTACCACAAGATTAACAAGTTTGACCTTGTGAACATGAGATTTACAGAGGATTTCAGTATCGTGGAAATGACTGGTATGGATTCTATCTTGCCAGTTGACGGCAGATTTAATCTGTCATCCATACGTGCTGAGATACAGAAGCATATCGAGAGTATGAAGAAAATCGAGAGTTTTGATCCCTGTGCATTCTCCATTCTCACCGGCAGTTCTATCCTGAATGCTTCAGAAAGTCCGGTGTACAATCTCTAGCCAGAACTGGGCAGTACGATAATGTGCTGCCTGCTATTAACCAAAACAGAATAAATTATGAACACATTTAACACAAAGGAAGATGGTACGCATTTGTACCGGTTCTGTTACGTAGAGCCTATCATTGACATCTACGCTTACGACTTGGAGCAAGCAATGGAGCGTTATCTCGTGTATTGCCAAAAGAATGAGTTGTACGGACTGTACGATTACGAGGATGACGACGAGGATGATATGCACTGCTACACAGACCCAACAATGGAGGACCCTGATTGTTATCCTGCGTATATACGCATTGACTACCTATCTGTTGAGGAAATTGAGGCGTGCGTTGATGCCGGAGGTCATCCGTTTCAGGGAGGTTGGAAAAAGATAGCCTAATCAAATGTAATCCTCCTATAGGGCTACACTTCTATTATTAACCAAATCAAAATTAGAATTATGACAGACGGAGACAGAAGGTTCCTTGCCAGGCTCGTAGCGAGCCACAAGGCAGTTATCAGCGAGGAGTGTGCGAGAAAGAAGCTCGACAAGAGCGAATATTACAGACGTGCCTCTCGTGTGGACAAGAAAGCTCAGGAGATTGAGCGTGCGTACATGCGTCCTAGAAGATTTTAGCCAACATTCTGTGCAGCCTATCTGCACAGAAGCCATGTTTAACCAAAAATACAATAGATATGGAGTATATTAAGAGGACAGAGAACAATACGCGCGTTGACGTGTATTTCGATGGAGAAAAGTATGTATTCATCAACGCATTCCACGGATGTGTGGCAGTTGCTAGAAGAGAAGGACTCGTTGAGTTCACTAATGACGGATACAAGGCTCACGTCAAGTTCAAGGTCGAGAAAACGAGATGCACCATCAGTAAGAGAACTATAGATGGCGTCATCTATAAGATGGAGAACAGATACATGAGCACTGTCGTTGAGTATGAATGGAAGGAGGTTGACAGAGATGACTTGCCTTATGCTGTGAGCGTGAAAGTAGAGGAGCGTTAAGCCAAAAATCCTGCGTGGAGACACGTAGGAGCTATTATTAACTAAATATTCAAAGGATATGAAAGAAAGTATTGAGGCTATGCTGTGGGATTTCATTGTTGATAACAATATCGCCACAGAGGACGAGGTTAGACTTGTCTCGAATATAAATGGCTGGAACGAGGAAACGATGACAGACATTATTTATGCCAAGACAGGACTACGCAGTTACGAGCAGTGTAAAGATGAAGGCTACTCCGGTACAGATGAGCTTGACAGCTATTATTGTCTTGACGAAGACGATGAAGACAATGAAGAAGAGGAAGAGGATGAAGATGAAGAAGAGTAGTATTTGCCTAAAAAGGTGCGCCCATGTCTGAGCGTGCCTTCTATTGTTTAACCAAGATAAATTATTTGAATTATGGCGAATAAATATCAGATCACAAACCAGAAGCAGCTTCGTGAAGCATTCTGGCAGTTTTGCGACGAGTGTGGTATCGACTACACTGGCAAGAAGACAAAGTTCAACCTTGACTTGAACATGACTTTCAATGACTGGAAGGACGGGCTACAGAAAGATGGTGTAATAAGCGACAAGCTTTGTTTCAGAGCTCTTCTGTATTAAGCCAAACCAATCCTCACTCTCACGGGTGGGGATTTCTATTAACCAAACAGATTGAATATGATTAAAATTGAGATTACGAGAGCCGGCATGGGCGAGAAATGCCCATACCCGAGGTTCAGCAAATTACTGGCAAAAGGCTACATAATGTGCCATCGCTGCAAGTATTGTGCTGAAATTATCAGTGAGACAGAAATAATGTGTGACTATAATTAATCTATAATTATGAGTGAATTAGAGAAAATCCTGAATGACGATTTACTGAAGTGCGAAATCGTTGAGTCAGTAGAGAATTCTGTTAGGCGTGTGGACCTCATCAAGTGGACGCACGACAATACATTCTCTATTGCAGAGGTACGCAAGGATACCGGTAAGCTAGAGGTCACAGACTTGAAAGCTGCCAGTGGTCTTGAGGCATACAAGCATTTCTACAGAAAATGTGGCGATATCGCCATAATTAGCTAAAACTCCCCACATAATCGTGGGGAACCATTATTAACCAATTAAAAATTAGAATATGGCAAAGAAAGTTTATGCTCTCTATCGCACATACAAATGGCATACATACGTAAGTCGCGAATTACTTGTTGTAGCAGGTAGTATCAGAAGATGTTGTAAGATAGCCAAGGACGATGGAGCGACAAAAGAGCAGATTGAGGATTTGCGCGGTTACCGCCATCAATCCCAGTGTACCAACGAAACCGATTACGAGTACGACATTGATACGTACACGCTCAATGAGAGTTTAATCAACTAAAAATCCCTCTTCGGAGGGAACCATTATCAACCACTTAAACAGATGAATTATGGAAAAGAATATTGTAGAAGTTGTTATGAACAACAAGGGTGAAGTTATCGAGAAAGTAGCCGATTATATCGGTGTAAAAAGCTTTGCCGCGGTAATCGAGAGTCTCTATCGTGAGTGTCTTGAAAATTTCGATGACGCAGAGGATCTAGAAGAATACATTGCCGATATATTCGAAAAGAATATCCAGTCTCTTGCGTGGGAGTTTACTCATAAGGCAAACAAGGAAATGAAGAAATATCTCCATCTTAATGACCAGCACATGGATGGCAATTTTGCCAATCTGTACGAGGACTACCCTAAGCACAGAACAGGTGTGTGGTGTGCATCAGACTACGATGGTGATGATTACTACGACTTTTACCCTCAGATGGTAGCCAGACTCGATTCCGCAGAGGACAGCGAGCAGGCGAACGAGGATAGAGCGTACCTAGAGGAATGGTATTTCAAGGCGTTCGGCACGTACAACATCAAGTACAATTTCTCCAACGAGCTTGAAGAGATTCACTCTATGATGGAGGAAGCTTACGAGGAAGCCTAACAATATCCCCTAGCATGGGGGTATTCAATGTTAAACCATTTAAATGATATTAGATATGAGTTACGAATTTGCAAAGAAGGAAATCGGTGATTACAGAATCACCATTTACCAGGATGAGGATGCCGAATGCCCTTGCACAGAATGGGATTTGGTGGGAGTTTACTTCTGGGACTATTCCGAATACGGATACAATAGAGGTCTGTCTCGTGGTTGCAGCAGCGAAGTTGACGCTAAAAATGCAGAGGATGCTTTGAAAGAGCTTGTCTGCAAATATGTGTCACAAAAGAAGATTATCGACTACATCAATAGCGAAAATGTCGATAGCTTCCGTATGCGCTATGACAAGAGCGAGCACATGTGGTATCTTGAGAATCTGTACAAGGGTGAGTGGTACAACCACGAAGAGTTCTGTCCGAGCGACTTGAAGAGATTCGACTATAGAGAGGAGCTTTGTGATATCCTCGAAGAGGACGATTTCACGTATCTTCTGCATGACTGCAAGGATATTGCATTCTACGAGTGGTCATCTACTGGCTACAGTCAGGGAGATTATGTCAGCGGATATGCCTACTGCGACAAGAAGCGTTTCTCCAAATATTGTGACACTAATACAAAAAACTGGAGAAAGCGAGCCTTGGACTTATTTGATTATGAGGTTAAGTGCATAGGTCTTTGGATGTGGGGAGATGTCAAGGGGTTCGTCTTAGAGAAGAAAGTCCATTACAAGAAAGTCTTCACGGAAATAGGTCGTGAGCCGGAGGACGACTACGACTGGGAGCAGATTGATTCCTGCTGGGGAGAGTACTACGAGGACTCTGACGAACTGATCAAGGTCGCTCTCGAAGAGAATGGAATCAAACTAAAAGAAACAGCCTAACAAGGGGAGCTTGCATGCTCCTCTTCTATTAACCAATCAAATAAGAATTATGGAAAAGATTACAATTTCACAGAAGGGAAACAGAACCTTCTATCGTGTGAACAGAAGAATCGTGTGCTATCGCGACGGGCACAAGTATTATGTGGGTAAGCCTTCATCTGGCAGCACCCATCTTGCGTTTGATGCATTATCCGAGAATATTGCACACGAGAGATGCATTGAGATTTGTGAGCGTAGAATCAATGCGGAGATGAAGTATCAGAATCCTGTCGCATACAACGCACACAGAGTATTGAACGCATTAGCCTAAAAACGGAGGGAGCAATCCCTCTGACATTATTAACCAAAATTACAAGAGTTATGAAGAGATAGTACGTATCAGTCACAGAGCATTTAAACAAGGTAGTCAGCGTTGATGCTGAGAGTGAGAATGAAGCCGTACAGAAAGTGCAGGATGCCTATAATAATAGCGATATTATTCTTGACGCTGACAATTTCTCAGGTGAGGTTATCGAGATCGAACCAGATCAGGAGTACTGGAGAGAATCCGAAGAAGATGACAGCGCAGCACTCCAGCACATCGACTAGCCAAACGGGGAGAGTAATCTCCCTACCAATAACCAAAACATTATAGATATGAAATTAAAAATAGGAATGAAAGTGTATTGTGATATACATTCACAGTCAAAGGAGCATATTGTTACTCACATTTCAGAGGAAAGAGGATTCGCGGGGATTGACAACGAATACTGGTGGCCTATAGACCAGTGTTTTCCCTGTAATGAAATAACATTGCCTGAAAAGCGCAGCTAAGGACTGCGCACAATAACCAAAACATTACGATTATGACAAGAGAAATGCAGAAAGATTTAGAAAATAAGTATTTCCGTGAGTGCGGAGATAGGGCAGTAGCGGAGGAGATGGCCCAGATGGATTACGATGCGGACCAGGCATCATCCGATTATTACCCTCACTATGACGAAGGCTCCGGAGAATATTGGTTTTAGCTAAAAGGTGGCCATGTGTCACCACACAAACCAAAACAAGAAGAATTATGAATGAAGACAGAATCCTAGAGATGTTCTTTGAGAAAGCCAGATGGCAGTATGCTATTGAGAAAGGCTTATTCAAGGACATGAACAAAGCAGTAATGTATCAGCTTACGACACCCGAGGCTCGTCTGGCTATGTATCAGAGGATCAAGAGCGGCAATTACAAGATAATGCCGCCACACACAGCCAAGATTCCGAAAGACAACGGAGATTTCCGTACGGTCTATGTGAATGAGGCTGTGGACAGAATTCTCCTGAGCATAGCCAACGACCTCTTGTTTGAGCTGATGCCAGAGATGGTGCATCCACGCTGTACATCGTACCAGAAAGGTATCGGCTGCGGCCGTGTGGTGCAAGATGTGTCTCGGATAATATACTCGGCAGAGGGAAAAATCATCGGATGGAAAGGTGACTTCTCCAAGTACTTTGATTCTGTGCCCATTCGGTTCATCGACTGGGCATTTGACAAGGTAGAGGAGAAGCACGGAAAGTCTGCACTGATAGATGTCATTCGTGACTACTATCACACGGATATCTATTTTGATGAGGACAACAACCTCTGCGAGAAGTATCAGTCCCTCAAGCAGGGATGCTCTGTTGCTGCATGGCTGGCTGATGTCATTCTCTATCATCTTGACGACAAGCTATCTAAGCTTAACGGATATTACGTCCGCTATTCAGATGATACGCTGTTTGTCGGTAAAGACTATGAGAAAGCCATGGATATCATGAAGAGCGAGCTGGAGATGATGCAGATGACGCTCAACCCGAAGAAGGTTGAGTATCTTGACGCTAATCACTGGTTCAAGTTCTTGGGATATTCCATCAAGGGTCACAATATCTCCCTGTCGTCCACACGTATCAAGACTTTCCAAAAGGAGATTGAGAAGAGAACGATAAAGAAGCGTGACACCACGATGACGAAAGCCATCAATGCAGTAAACAGGTATCTCTACAAGGGGTATTGCGATTATTCCTGGGCTACTCAGGTTCTTCCGGTCATAAACGTGAAAGAGGACATCGACAAGCTCAATACCTTCGTCATGGACTGCATCCGTGCGGTCAAGACAGGTAAGAAGAAAGTCGGTGGACTCGGATACGTGAAGACTCAGAATGTCGGTTGTATAGACAGAGGCAGAGGGAGGAACGTGAAAGCCAACAGGGGTAAGACAGAGAGCGAAATCAAAGGGTATCTATCGATAGGCTGTGCTCAGAATGCCTTGCGAACGAGCAGGGCAGCGTACAACACATTGGTGAATACTCTGTAGATTAGCACCTAGCGCAAGGATTTGCCGGGATGAAGAAGAATGTTTTAAACATCCGGTCTCGCACGATCGCGGGCCTGTCTCCGAATGGAGACGGTCCTGCGATCCTCTCCACCAGGATATTATCAATCTGATATAGCTATGCGCAGTATCTTCTGACCGGCATACTCTGTAACCGAGCACACGGACGTGGAAGAAGGACGGACAGATTCAGGCTAAGCCTCGAAAACATCATCCGATGGGACCAAGTTATCCAAGTTTACAACTTGAGACACCTCGGGCCCCTCGTATGACGCACAAGGCGTAGCTCATCAATGAAGTACAGAAATGTGCCAGTCCGTACGACTTCCACCGGTGGCGCACACCACCACTCCCTGATGGATGGCAATGTTTATACCACAGGTTCCCTAACCAGATTAGAGGATCCTCGACGGCTGCGCAATACACGCATTGTCGTGGATCCGCTAATCCGGCGAATCCTGTGCCAAATCAGAAACATAAAGTATTGTGCCGAGCCATCGGTCAGGGAATTACCCAAGCACGAGGGTAGTCTTTAGAGGAGAGTGAATTTATGAGTGACTGTTGTACTCGCCGGCTAATGCTGGGAATCCCCAGCGTCATCCGGCGATTATAACAGCCCCAATCAAGCTGCTATAGCTACGTGCCACGCTCTCAGATAAAGACAACGTTATTGCCAAACGAGGTACACGAGGAGGAATTCTTTATGTCGCGATCTCTGTATCAACGCGATATGTCTGGTAATACCAGATATCTCGCGTATTGCAAGATCCCTCAATCGTCAAGATAGAGGAAGGCAACAGTCCTATGAGTGTACCTACAACAACCAAAGTGAATTGCATCACGACTTATCAAGAGTATGAGGTTTAATACCACGTGAGTGGAATACCGTCGTCGATGTCTATCGGTATCGACGACCGTATCCAAACACGTGGTCTAATCACGAACGTATATCCATGCAACATAATACATGAGATAAGTCTAGGTTATTGCGAGCCGAATGGTGCGCAAGGAGAATAGATTGTACAATACTGTTTCAATCATCCTGAGCATCCAGGTGATTACCTGGATCCGTCAGGACTCAGATACAGTATTAATCAAGACTTTATAGTTACGCAACAGATTCTCTGAGCGCACTCCTATTAACCAATATTTCAGAATTATGAACAGCAGATTATTAAAGAAGCTTGAGGAAATCAAGAAAGAGTACTTGGGATCCGTAGTTTGCATGGGCGAGATGCTTGATTCAGTAAGCGCAGACGGATTCTCTATCGAGGAGGCACACTGGCTGTATATGCGTGCGATGGAGTGGGCGAACGGAGATAAGTTCTATATCCACTTCGGGCACGAGGATAATGTACTGAGTAATGGTGAACTCGAAAAAGTCAATCTGATAGTGCTGGAATAAGCACTATCCCTATTAACCAACATTTCAAGAATTATGACATACGACGAGATTATTAATGCAGTTGAGAATGGTGCTAAGTTCACCATCAACTTCCAGAAGAGAACATGTAGAGTGAACGGCAAGGTAGTAATGTCCGAGGAAGACAAGCCGAAGGACACACCTTACCTTACACCCGAGGTTGTGTTTGTTGGCATCGAGCAGAGATACGCAGCGTACAAGCATTCTGTGCCGTCAGAACGCTCCGAATCACATCGCCGCTACTACTTCAAGGCTTTGCCAGAGAAAGAGCTCTCAGATGAAGATATGATGTACGGAGAGCGACGTGAGGTAGCGAGATGCAAGCTAGAGCTGTACGTACTGATTCAGCTGCTCAGAGGCAACCTCTTTTGGGATTGCTCGTGGGGAACGTGGTTCTGGCGTTCAAAGGAAGACAGAGACCTCGTTGTCCTCAGAGACTGGATTGAGCCAAACAAGGGTGGGGCGTAAGCCTCATCCACTAGAGTTAAATAATTTATTACAAACCATTTTAAATTTTATAGAATTATGAAGCAGATTGTAACAATCACTGGTGAGAACTTGAACATCGTAACAAAGAACGTAGAGGCTACAGCAGCTACCTGCAAGAAGACAAAGGCGCAGATGCGTCTCGAAGCTCTTAAGGCAGCAGGCGTTGACGTAAGTAAGTACTTCCCTCTCGGTGACGACCAGCTTGTCAAGATTGAGAATGGTGCAGCGGTTCCTGTAGACATGGACGATGCGACCATCGATGCGGTAGGCAAGAAGATTGTCGAGGGTGGATACGTGAACAACTGGAAGCTGTTCCGTCGTTGGGTTATGTCTCAGATGTTCCACATGCTCAGACAGATGGATACAGACAAGCTCACGTTCAATGAGGTATTGCAGCGCAAGGGATACGAGTACCAGTGGCGCATGTTGGAGGACGAACTCTATGCTCAGGTAAAGATGTCTGAGCACGGAGACCTTGACAATGTCGGTTCTAGAAACCGATGGTTTAACGGCGACGTTGCCAGCGACATGGTTACTGACTACATCAGCAAGCTCCGCAAGTACGTGGATGACAATCTTATCTACAATGTCAAGAAAGACAAGGATGGGAACGAGAAGAAGACATACAAGCATACCTGCAAGGGTAATCCTTACGTTCGTCTTCAGAACAAGGATATCTTTGTCAGCGACTTAGAGAAAAAAGTCTACACACCTCTCAGAGAGATTGCTAACGAGATGGCGGCTGTCCCTACATACAAGGGACTCTATGATGCAGTTCACAAGTTCAACAAGAACCGCAAGCATCTCGAATGGAATACCAAGCAGGCTGATGCGTTCATTAACGCATACAAAGGTTCTGGTGCTTATTACACCATGCGTAACCTCATCATGTTCCACGGGGCAAGATTCCTGAAGGGCGGACGAAAGATGTCAGAAGCAGCATCCTTGAAGGAACTCGAATCTAAGGCTAAGTCTTATGATGCACAAGGCTGGAGAATGCTCGGTGTTCTCAAGCAGCTCATCAAGGAGTCCGGTATCGATATCCAGGGCAAGATGGACGAGTGGAAGAAGAGTGATGACGATAAGAAGTAATCATCAGTAAGACGCAAGGTTCGCCGCCTGAAGAATGGTGGCCCGGCAGTAATTTACAAGAGCTTCTGCAACGAGAGGATCTCCTCCAGTTACTACTGGAGGTAATCCTTCGAGCTAAAGCTCTCCAGATCAAACTACTAAAGCAAGGCGCCAGCCGGGAGCCATTCTAGCCAAAAGTCGGTTACTGATTCGGTAACCGATTCTATGTCTAACCAATAAAATTAAGGATTATGAAAGAGATCAAAGAGAAGATTGATGTGAATTCGCTTGTTCCTGCACCCCTAGACAACAAGAATGTCATGCTTGACTGGTGGGAAGAGAACATGTTCGATGACGAGAACTATTCATTCTCCGGGAATACATACCTCGGATTCATTGCCGGTGTTCCGGTAATGGCCACCGTCAATAGCAATGTTGTCGAGCTGAAATGCATCCCGCAACCCTACTGTAGCACGGATAAGCTTGATGATTTCGGAAATGCAGTCATAAAAAACTTGACTGAAGACGAATGTCACCTAACGACCTACATGGTTCCGGCGTACAAGCAGTACATAGATAACGAGAGTGAGGGAGACGCAAAATTACTAATATCGTTCTCCATCTACGAAGATGAAGCTACGATTTCATTCCACTGGAATGTACCGAAAGATTAGCCAAAAGGTCAGTCGTTAACAGCGGCTGACTCCTTATCATAACTAGATTTTGTTTAAATGGTTCAAGCCGGTCTTTCGTGAGACACGCCGGTTTTTTGTTCCCCAAGTTTAACCAAATTAAGTTTTTAGAATTATGAGCAGAAATTACTGGACATTAGGTAAGAAAGGTATGGAGAATCGTCTGACAAAGGTACAGGCAGCTTATGAGAATGCAGTGGAGAACGTTAGCGACTTGCATGTCAAAATCAGTGAGGGCAACAACAAGTTGGGAGCAATCCCATCTGTATCGCTTATCCCTGTAATGGATTGCGGTAACTGCGCAATCTGTGCGAAGAGCTGCTATGACCTCCGAAACGACCTCATCTATAAGGAGGTCATCAAGACGAGAGCCATCAACTCTGCAATCTACCATGAGGATCCCGAGCGATACTTCAAGGAGATTGACGGGTATCTCGACTACCGCTACCCTAGAGCATTCAGATTCCACATCGGCGGTGACATCCAAAATAAATGGTATCTTGGCAATATGTGCGAGATTGCTCGCAAACATAAGGATACCAAGTTCCTGGCGTTCACCAAGATGTTCGATGTATGTAACGAGTACATCGATGAGGGGAACGTCATTCCCGAGAACATGCACATCCTATTCAGCGGATGGCTTGGTCTCAAGATGGACAACCGTCACGGATTCCCGGAGGCGCATCCTATCTTTGAGAGTGGAACGTCTGCTCCGGAAGGAACACGTCTATGTACCGGAAACTGTACAGAGTGCCTGAAGGAAGACAGACTATGCTGGTCCATCGGCAAGGGACAGGCGGTAGGATTCCTTGCACACTAGCCAAAAGCCCTCTTCGGAGGGTACTATGTCTAACCATTTAAAATTTTGTGAATTATGGCAGTAGCAAGAATCGTTAACGTTAATGATATCTTAAAAGCAAAGGGCTTGAAGCCGAAGGTGTTCAATCTGAACATATTCTGTAGTGCTGTATCAGATTTCTTTTTGACACATGAACCAAAGGAAACAATTTTGCTTGTTCCGAAGAGATTCCTCGACATGGAGAATCCACCAGAGGGAGACTTCATCGAAATGCTGGACGTAAGCATCTGGGAGAAGAAGGCGGAAGATCCCGACGATCCATTCGACTTCATCGACTATCAGTTGATGGTACGGAACAAGATGATGAGACCGATAATCTTTGTCAACGAGCCTTTTCTTACGGAAGCCGCACTCTCCCTGAGAAACATCTGCGGATATTCCGTCACGGGCAGAACACGAAAGAAAAAGAAGGAATACATCGTGTCTCTGCCGGTGTAAAGCCAAACAAGGCGTGGAACACTCTGTTTCACGCTCCTAGTATTAACCAATTTAAATAGAATGATTATGGAAATAGTAGATGTGAATGTGAGCAAGTTTGACAAGTATGACATGGAGGATGAGTACTACTTCGAGCCTCTGTGGGAGAAGATGTTCGATGAGGGTCTTTATACGGACAACTACAACAACGAGGCGGTCGGTTTTATTTATTCAAATGCTTGTCATTCAGAGGTCTATGACAACGCAATGGTTGTCAGATGGATAAAAGATAGTGCAGACAAGACACGTTTGGCCATGGTAGCAAACGACCTGGTAAATAACCTCATGGGCACAGAGAAAAACAAGATCATCACCGAGGAGAACAACGGAACCACGCTCCTTACTGACGACGGCATATATCTTGACATCTTCGTCAATTTCGAGATGCGTTACATACAGATTCTCGCTTACACGGAAGCCTAAAAAGCCCTCTTCGGAGGGTGCAATGTTTTACCAATTAAAATTAAAGATATGAATGATTTTTTGAAATTAGCAGAGAATTTAGGATGGAGTTATAATGTTGACGATACACCTAACGAAAGAGGTGAGGTTTGCGTCGAGTTAGAGAAGTATTCCCCACAAGGCCAAGATTTCATCGCCACAATTTGGTTCGAGAATGGCAATAAGTCTGACTTCATGGATAAGTTGTACCAATATTATAGCGACTTCGATCCTGACGAGGAAGCCAGCAAATGGATTGGCGAGGATGGACATGGTGTTAACGGCGCGCCATACAAATTATCGGATATTTTGCAAGATATGGAGGATTGCAAGGATATGCTACTAGATTTATGGCACGAGTATTTTTACGATGAGTACCCAGAAAATCGTCCAAATGAGACCGACGAAGGGAAGCTACTCGCAGGAGAAATCGAGGAGAAATCCGGAAAGTATTACCACTCGTGCTCTCTACAGAATTATCCGAGCGGTAAGTATGGCGTTATCATTGATGGCTGCCAGAAGTTTCTGTCGGAATGCAAGGAAGAGACATTAGCCTATATGAAAGGCGTGCTTACGGGTCTTGATATCGAAAGAAAAGACTAAGCCAAACAAGCCTGCCGGGAACGGCGGGCATCAAGTTAAACCAAAATATTAAGATTATGGATAGAACAGTATTGAAAGACAAGATTGACGAGTTGCGTTCAACAGCAAAGATGGAGCTTGCATGCACCATCCGTGAGATCATGAGAGAGCACAATGTGCAGAAGAAAAAACTTGGCTGGCCTGTAGTTGTCAACAATAGCAGTCTTGTAGATATCGTAGAGGTAGGTAGTGGTGATACCGACATCCCGGTTTTCGTCATAAATGTCGGTGTTGGCTACTACAAAGAGCCTCACAAGGTAAGTGCATTGGACGATAACGTATCGGTCGAGCTACTCGCTGATATTGCGACAGGGTTGAATAACGAACTGAGTGGATACGTCAGCACTTATGTGGCAAAGTACAGATTCATCTATGAAGATGGAACTACTGCTGACATGGATGAGCCTTATGTATTCCTTGCAGAATCAGAAAGAGATGCCGAAGATAAGGCAAATGACTACGCGAGCGTATGGAATGAATGGAATGATGATACGATAGAAATTGTATCAGTCGAGAAGCAGACTGCTTCGGAAGGTTAAATTAGCGTTAAAAACGGCAAAGGTGATGGTTTATATTATAAACTTTATTACCTTTGCACTATAAACCAAAAAGTTAGAATTATGACAGAAGAATTAAGAATCAAGACAAGAGACTGGGAACGACTGTTGACTCCTGTACAGCAGGAGAAGTACAAGCTCGCTATCAAGCAGGGTTGGTTCGCAGACTATCACAGCAACGCATGGAGGCACAACACCTTCTACGGAGCTTACATCTGGAAGTATCCGAAGTTCATCAAGGTCGTGAGAATGTTCGATGAGCTGTTGGGCCACAAACCATTGTGGGAAGACATCACCGACGACAACCTCCGTGACCTCTTTGAGAAGATCAAGGAGAACTATGCTCCAAACTCCGCAAAGACCGTATGCGCCACCATCAAGGCGGTGATACGTGAGAACGATGCGACGAAGGAGATTAACAGCCCTACGTTCGGAAAGATACTCAGAACGAAGGCTGTTCCTGTCCAGTCCGTCTATCTCTCGGATGAGGAGATAAACAGAATCATCAATTACAATCCAAGAGGACAGACGAAGAGATATGTTCAGCGCATGTTCCTCATGGAATGCCTCTGTGGAGCACGATATAGCGATTGTCAGAGGATAACCCCCGAGAACATCGATGATACCGGACACTTCCTGGTGTATGTAGCACAGAAGACCAAGACAGAGGTAAGGGTTCCTCTTCACAAGAAGCTCCGTCCGTTCCTGGTATGCGGCACGGGTGTAGAGCCTCTCCCTGGCGAAATCAGCGAGATGACCTTCAACCGAACTCTTCGTGACATCTGCCGTGAATGCGGAATAGATGCGAACACGAAGGTATTCAAGGCCGGAAGGGAGGAGACCGGAAAGAAGTACCGCTTCATCTCTTCGCACACCGGCAGGCGTTCGTTTGCCACGAATCTCTCCAAGAAGGGTGTTCCGTTGGAACAGATTGCCGTCATGATGGGTCATACCAGCAATGGTAAGCCTAATATCCAAATGACGATGCGCTACATTGTAGGCAAGACCGAGATTGACAGCAACACTCTCAAGCTCTTCGGAGTCTATGACAAAGACGACGAGTCTGATGAGCAAGCCAAAATTGGAGATGGCCAGTAACCATCTCCTGCCATTATTAACTAAAATGAGGAATTATGAATAAGAAGAAAAGAGACAAGCAGGAGCTATATGACCAGTATTCCTCCATGTCGCATCGTGAACTTGTAAAAGAATGTGTTCGTATGGGAAGCCGTCTAAACACCATGTCAGACATTTGTGACACGGAAGATGTTTACAACGTTTACTACGAACAGCAGAAAGCACAGCGTGACCTTACAATGATGAAAAGACATCTTGATAAAGTCAAGGAAGACCTACAGAAGGCTTTGGCAGAACGAAATATAACGTTCAACGAGAAGTGGGACATCAAGACACTGACCCATTTCCTTATCAAAGGCACAGAAAATTCAAACCAATAAAATAGAGAACTATGTTAGAAGGAGTTGACAAAGCAACATTGGAAGAGTGGGCAAAGGAGTGCAAGAAGAAGTTCTACAAGAAATTTGTTGAAACCCTCCAGAAGCCTATGCTCGGAGAAATCGGCACAAATGCACAGATGATAGAGGAACTGAAAAGCCTCAACTATCAGTATTTGGACGAGATGAGCGACTACGCCGACGAGCCTATTGATGACATCGACGGTGGATTCATCAGGCATTTCGAGAACGCCGAGAAGGAAGGCAAGAATGTTATCCTTGAAGCACAGGAATGTCTTAGCTTTCTTGGAATAGCGGAGGATATACTTACCTCGGAGCATTATGTCGATAAGGACGGTAAGATTTGCGACGAGTACGGCAACCGCCTGTCCTCGGATATGGAGCACCGAGCCTTCGAGGTAATACCAGGCGGCAAGCAATAGCCCCGATTAGCCAAACCAAGGAGCTTCGGCTCCTGCGATTAATAACCAAGCCCTACGCATCACGGTTAAGCGAATGATATGAAAAGAAACGATATAGTAGTTTTGGAAAATCTTCAGCAAGAAGATTGAGTTTAACAACCTCACCGATATTCTTAACTATATGTCAGAGAGAGGATGGCAATTCGTTACCGCATTATCCTATGATAAATGCATACATTACCTCCTAAAGAAGGACGTTTCCTCACCGGAAGAAGCAAAGCAAGGTCTTCGATTCAGTACGGATGAATAATAACCCAATAGCCGCTTATCCACTTACAGATAGGCGGCTATTTTATTAAAAGTCACCACTAAAAACACACCGAAAAACACAATCCTCTCTTAAAATATGTGAATGTAAATATTTGATACTTTAATGAATGACACGAATTCCTGTTTTTACTTCAATCGAAATGCATAGTTAAATCAGTACTTTCGAGAGTTTTGTTTTTACTTTTTACTTGAATGAGCGGATTTTTGACACAAATCAGGCATTTGGAGAGTAAGAATAATCGTCGTATCTTTGCAGTGCTTGTTAGAAGTCACGCGCTAGCAAATAAATAAGTTTTATCTAGAAGTTGATTAGTTCAACTACAACGATATACCCTATCCAAAGTTTGGAGCGTGACCCAGACGGCGGATAGGGTTTTTTCTTTACCCTATCTCAAAGTTTCAAGCAAATACATACGAGGTTTAATCCGTGCAGTCCTCTTCGGAGTTATCGACCGATATATAAAACTGCTCTGTCAGGTAAGTTACATTATGGTTGTGTAAATCCCGCAACGTGTCACCTCACGACGGGTGCCCATATCAGAAATGAGAAAGCCGACCATAACGAACAAAGCTCTGTGGGTATCAGAAGACTTATGCTGGCTTTACAAGGAGTACGAACTACTATGGTATATTATATATATTGTAGTTGATAAAAATTAAGGTTCGGCTCGCTTGGCTATCCCATATTTCTTATGGGTATAGAGGTGTTATATACATAAACAAAATATTGAGATTATGAACAAGAAACTAAGATTGCTGGTGACTGCAAAGTGTCACAACAAGTGTCCAATGTGCTGCAACAACCAGTTCGACTTTGAGAAAATCCCGGTAGTTGACAGACTGGACTACGAAGAGATTAGTATCACTGGTGGAGAGCCGCTACTGCCGGATTGCAACGGAAAGACAATGTGGCTTGCTCACGGAATCAGAAACGTATTCCGTACGCTCGGAATCCCAGCGCCAAGACTTTTCCTCTATACGGCATGGGTTGATTACAGAACACTCCGCAATCGCAGCTATGACTTCGACGGAATCTGTCTTACGCTACACAGCAAGCTCGATGTGGTAAAGTTCGTTGAAATGAATGATGTGATGCTTAGACACAAGAGAAATCGATGGCAGGACAATGGTTTCAATCCAGACTGCTCCCTCCGTCTCAACCTCTTCGCAGACATGAAGGCTCTTCTCCCTAAGGACATCGACCTGTCTATGTGGAAAGTGAAGGACATGGAGTGGATGAAGGACTGCCCGGTTCCAGAGGGAGAGGATTTCAGACGAATCAAGGAGCTGTTCTAGTGGATAATTTTTAATATTTAAATAATATGAGTGTAAAAAACATTATTTTGGCATCAGTACTCGCAATAGTAGTACTCGCCGCAGGTTCAGTTATCGGTTGTTATTTCCATTACAACAACCAGGAAATCTCACTTCGCCAGCAGTCAGAGGCTCAGCGTGGCAAGATTGAGGGTGTTCACGACAAGATGTGGAAGGTTCTTCAGCAGAAGGCACAGGTTACGGATGAGTACAAGTCCGCATTCGAGTCCATCTATCCGAAGCTTATCGAGGGCAGATACTCAAAGGGAGACGGCTCGCTTATGAAGTGGATCAAGGAAAGTAATCCTAACTTCGACGTTTCGCTATACAAGGACCTCATGCAGTCCATAGAGATTCAGCGCTCCGAGTTTCAGACATCACAGGAGAGAATGCTCGATATCATCCGTGAGCACGAGACGCTCGTGAAGACATATCCGGCAAAATGGTTCATCTCCGATACGAAACCTATCGAATACAAGGTTATCTCCTCATCCAAGACAAAGATGATCATGCAGCTTGGAGAGGATAACGACGTAGACCTGTTCAAGAAGTAACGGCTTATGGAAATATTCATATTCCTAATCCCATTCGTGGTTGCTGCTTTCCTGTTGATTTTCTTCAGGAAGCAGACCACCTGGTGGGAATACGCAGTACTCATTGTTCCATCCATCCTAATAGGCATCCTCTTGGAGTTCGTGTTCAAGCAGTCCAATGCTGCTGACACGGAGTATCTCGGAAGTTACGTGACAAGAATCCGTCATTACGATGCCTGGAATGAGTATATACACCGCACGTGTACAAGGACCGTTGGAAGCGGAGAGCATCAACGTACGGAAACGTATGATTGCTCGTATGTTGACAATCACCCTGAACGTTGGACTTATTTCGATGCTAGGAATAAGGAGGAATACTTCATGACCGACAACGAGTTTAATGTAGTCAGAAAGATTCTCGGAACCCCTAGCGTGTTCATTGATATGCACAGGGATTACTACACTAAGGATGGTGATGCTCAGGAATGGGCGTGGGATGGTTCCATCGAAAACTCATACGCATTATCCTCGGAGCATGATTACAAGAATAAAGTGAAAGCTTCACGTTCTATTTTCAAGTTTGAGGATATTGATTATCAGCAGGCACGCAAGCTTGGACTATTCGAGTATCCGGATATCGTTCTTTACGACCAGAATCCTGTTCTCGGACTGAAGATCCCGAAGAATCAGGAGAAGGCGATGAGATGGCTGAACGGATACTATGGCGAGCGGAAGCAGTTTAGGGTGTTCGTCCTGTTCTTTACGAACAAGCCGGAAGAAATCGTTGAAAAACAGCGCTCATACTGGCAGGGCGGCAATAAGAATGAACTTGTCGTGTGCGTCGGTATTGACAAAAACAAGAATGTAAAGTGGTGCAACGCATTTTCATGGTGTGATAGCCCGGTCGTAGGCGTTAAGAGTAGAGACTGGTTTATGAGCAATCCCGTAAATCTCGAAAAGTACGCAGAGTATATCGGTCCGATCGTAGAAAAGGAATGGCACAGAAAGAACTTCGAGGATTTTGATTACCTTACCATCGAGCTTACCGACGGGCAGTACTGGGCTATCATTGTTCTCCTGTTGATATTCAACATCGGGATGAGCTTCTGGATTGTAACCAATAATTATAAAAACGATTTGTAGCGTATGAAAGAAAGATTTAAAATGATTTTCGACCGCATCGACATCTTTGTCGTGTGCATTATTCTCGGTAGCTGCCTCACTGTAGCGGAGGCTTATATGGGATTCTGGAAGGAGTTTGCCCAATTCTTTATAATGACATTCCTCATTACCGAAGTCTGCTACACTCTCCGCTGCAACGAGAAGCTTCAAATAGAGCTGATAGAGACAAAGGAAAAGCTGAAGGATGCTGAGAGTGATCATCTAGAGATTGCCAAAAAGAGCAAGCTCGTAAACCTCTATACACTACTGATGAAGCTGTGGCGGGAAAGATGGAAATGCGAACGCGCCAAGGTCAATTACTGCAAGCGCAAGATAACATCGAGACAGCTTGTTGACGCGATGAATCATGAAGAGAAGGAGGAATCTGAGATTTCCGAAAAAATCGTTGAGCTTGACAAGGAGCTTGATGAATTCTACAAATAGATGCTTGTCATAGAACAACTTTCCCCACGTCATTTTCCGATGGCGTGGGGATTTTTCTTGTTAACCGTTCAGATAGTCGATGACTTTTCGGTTCGCCTCGTCTATCTTCTTATTGTCGAACTGAATATAGAGCGAAGTGGTATCGTTGTCCCATTCGCTATGCCCTAGAGCCTTTCCGATAACTTCCTTCGGAATGTCGATGCTCGCAGCTATGGTGGCCCAGCTTCTTCTTGCAGTGTACCATATAATATCCTTGTGAAGCGGCTTGATTTCCTTCTTGATCAAGGCTCCACGCTTATTCTTCTTCATCTCGGTAGGTCCGATTCTCTTCAGGTAATCTCCTAGCGTTCTTCTGAAGCTTGATTCCTTCGTTCCGTCATCCAGTATACACAGAAGGTGGTCTGTACCTCTGTACTTCTCTATAATCGCCATTGCTTCCGGCTCAACCTTGATGTCGTAGAGTCTGCCGGTCTTGTTGCGCTTGTATTGGATGCGCCCTCTCTTGATGCAGTCAGCTGGAAGTTCGAGCAGGTCGGATAGGTTGATGCCTATCAGATAGAACCCAAGCATAAACAAGTCACGGTACTTCTCCATGAAAGGCTCTACCGGAAAGTCACGATACTCCCTCATCTCCTCGGCACTCAGATACAGGTACTGCTGACGCTCCGTCTTGATGGAAAACTTACGGAAAGGATATTTGGTGGTAATCTCATTATCTATGGCCCAGTTGAACACCGTACGTATGTTTCTGAGGTCGATGGCTATTCCTCCGCTCATGCGGCCTTTCAGAAGCTCATGCGCCTGGAATCTTTCGAGCCAGTCCCTGTCGATGCTGTCGAAGTCGGCATGTTCATCGAAGGATTCAATCCTCTTCCTTGTTCTTAGAAATATCTCCTTGGTGCTATCCTTAGCCTTGGTCTTGATGAACTGATCGATGTAGTAGAGGATATTCTTCTCTACAGATGCAGCCCTTCCGTTGATGATGGCTTTGATTTCGTCCTTCATCCTTGCTGCCGGAAGTTCGCCGTTCATATAGATATACTCCTCCACGGACGCAAACAGCCTTGCAAGCATCGCCGTCTTGGCTCTTGCGTTCGGAACACTCTTCGGGAAGATCATCCCGCTGAACTTGACGGTACTCGTGATACCGGTATAGACCTGGAATCTCTTTCCCTGATAACTGATGATGAAGAAAACCTTGAGAGACTTTCCTTCAACGTATGTCTTGATGCTGTTCATACTTACTCACAGATTTTACTCACAATTTTACTCACAACTCAATTTTACTCACATATTACTCACAAAACTACTCACATTGGCGTACATTATGCACGTTTTTGTACCTATTTTGTGGGTGAAAATGATGGATTTTACTATGTTTTTAATGGTGAAAAATGATGTAAGTGGCTGATTATCAGTATTTGAGCGAGATACGGGAGTCGAACCCGCCTCACAGGCTTGGGAAGACTCTCGTATGTATTGGTAATGTGCTGATACTGATGATTTTCAATGCAATTAATGATTGTTCACTCACATATTACTCACAAAAATTATATTATTGTCACAACATAAATCCCTGCGCAAACTCTTTCTGCGTAGAATTTATTCTTTCTAAGCTCATCAACAAGTTTTCTGACGCAAGAGCTTTCTGTTTCTATTAAGGCAAAGTCTAAGCCGATATACCCCATCTTTTCTGTTGCTATTCTAGAGTTTACAAGTTCGTTTACGGCCTCGTCACCTTGGTACATAAAGTATCCGTAGAAGTCTGCGTCTGGTCTTATGTCATCAAATTGTTTCCCGCTGATTATTAACTTGGAACTCGCTTCCGATTCTTCGAAAAAGCGCGCTACATCTTCGCAAGCTCTTGCTAGATCGAATCTATTGTAGATTTTCCCATCAAGGATTTCTTTAGCTGTTTTCATATATCACTACTTATTTCTATTTTCTTGTTTTCTTTCTCTTCGTAGTTTGAGAAGTATTGCACCTGCATCTCATGCTTGATATTGTCTATGCTTAGATATATAGACCTCTTCGAGCCTTTGGATGGGTTGTAGTGCCACATATACATATCAATTCCTTCCCATTTCACATCCCCGTTTTCCCCTTCAGGGTACTTCTGTTTGTATTGCTTGAGAAGTGTGAAGTATGCGTCCTCCAGTTCGCTTTGAGTCCTATTTTCGAAAATGAACTTTACTTGCGTGATAGAGTCGTTGCTAGTGTCGTAATGCACTTCTTCTCTTACGTTAGTAAAACCCGCAAATTTTACCTTGAACTTTTTTACTCCAGAAACCGTTTCGTAAGGTTTGTATCCCCTTGTCGCAAGGAAAGCTGCGTATTTCTTGCTGGTTGTGCATATGTCTCTTCCCATTACTACTTGCGAATAAGAAGCACTGGAGAATAATGCTGCTGTTAATATGATTAATATTCTCTTCATAATATCAACATTTATAATTAATTATATTGCCTTTAATGAGCCAAGCACCTTGAATACCTTAGTGATGGCTGATTTCTTTATCTCCTGGTCCTCGTACTCCTCGTTGATAGCGTGGAGAGTAAAGTGCTCGTCGTCCGAACCCTTGCGGATGATCTTCACTGTTCTGAGGTCGTTGGTCGTCATTATTGCATAGACCTCGTTCATAGGCAGGAACTCGTTCCAATCAAGAATCTGCTTCAAGGCGATGATGTCTCCGTTACTTATGAGGGGCTTCATACTATCACCTGATGTGCGACACCAGAAATCAGTTTTCTCGTAACCTGGTACAGAGATATATTTCGTTGGTGTATTAGGAGAGTCGTTGTACATCTCGCTAAAGCCCAACGCAAAGTCTAAGTCATAGAAAGGCTTTGCGTCGTCTCCGTGAGCGCATTGGGTAAAAGCTTTATCGATTGACCGGTTAAGCGAATCTTTATCGAATCCTAATGAATAGGTTCGTTTCTCGCCTTCTCCGGTTTCGAGCCATTCTCTGTTTACGCCTATCGTATCGCAGATTTTAACGAAGTCTTTTGCGGTAAAAGGCGTACTTCCTTTCAGTTTTCTACTTAGATTGGATGAACCAAGACCGACTTCTTTTGCAAAAGCATTCGGCGTTAACCCCAACTCTTTGATCAATTCGGCAACTCTTTCTATAACTCCGTTCATAATCTTTTATTTTTAGTTTCATATATACAACTAAAATCGCGAAAAGTGTTAAAAAGAACACAAAAGGCGGATTTTCTTTCAAAAAGGTTTGTTTTGTTCGCCTTTTTATATTACCTTTGCACTCGTGATTCAGTTAAAGCAATAAAACAACACTGACACAAACGGAGGCCGAAGCAACCGAAAATGCCGTATCTTACATTAGCACTGCAAATATACGACTTTTCCGCGAAACCTCCAAATAATTATAGTTAATATTAAATAAAGCAATATGAAAAAGTTAACAAAGGCAGACATTCTGAGCATAAAGCCTGGAAAAATCGAGGTTTTTGTGTTTGAGACAGCAAAAGCTATCATGTCGGCTCGACAGTATGCTTGGCTGATCGGCAAGACTGAACCGCCTGAAGGTGTGGCCAGGTACAGAACGAAGGCTAACTTTGAAAACAAGACGCTGGTCATCGAGGCTGTTCCGGTTGAGTAGTAAATTTTAAAAGGTTGAACTATGGAGGAAATCGTATTTCGTGGTATAAACGACCAAGCTATGACAAGCAGCTTGTTGGTGGCTAAAGAGTTTGGAAAGGTTCACGCAAAGGTAATGCGTGATATTGAAAACTTAAATTGCTCAGAGAAATTTCGACTTGCCAATTTTGGCAACTCCTCTTTTAAGAATGAGCAAGGCAAGGAGTTCCCGATGTTCACAATGACTAAAGATGGTTTCTCATTCTTGGTTATGGGTTACACAGGCAAGAAAGCTGCTCAGTTCAAAGAGGCGTACATAAATGCCTTTAATAAGATGGAGGCCGAGATACGCTCTTCGGCTAAACCAAAGTCGCAGCTTGAGATTCTTCAGATGTCTATCAATCAACTCGTAGAGCAGGAACATCGCCTATCAAGTGTTGAACGTGATGTTGCAGAGACAAAGAAGGAAATTGCCGAAATGAAGCAAGAGCGTATTGAGAATGGAAAGCTACTCCTTGAAGCGGAAGTATCGGAGAATAATGTTCCAGAGATTTCGATGCGCAACAAGATTCGTAGATTGGTTAACCAATATGCCGCTGCAACAAATACAAGTCAGCGTGACATTTGGCACGATATCTACAATAATTTATACTATGCTTATGGCATTAGTATTAATTCGTACAAGGATAAAGATTGCAAAACGAAACTTGATATTGCTGAAAAGCATGGCTTCCTTGGAAAGATGTTCGATATTGTATCGAAGATGGTTGGACACGTTAATGATAAATGAGATATGGCAGGAAAAGAAATTTTTGCAAATATAGCTTGCTTTGGAAACAAATTCTTTCATTCTATATATATGTTGAGAGATTCCAAAGAATACAAAGATGTAGAGAATAAAATGTTTGATTCGTTAGACATTGGTTCTGTAACTGACAACAATGTGTCTGTGAGAACTTCCACTATTACGATACAAGATGAAGGCGAAAATCCTGTAACTCGTGATGTGGTCGTACTGAACGCCAATGATGCCTGTGATAAGGAAATAGAAGTGCTTCTTACTAAGCAGGACTGTATAGAGTTGATGGCGTACCTTTCAGCAGCAACGTTTGCATTAAGAGATTAAGCCTATGCCTCGCAAGAAAGTTTCAGTAGAGCCTGTCGAAAAGATATGGCTCTCCACAAAAGAGTTCGCCAAATATATTGGTATGAGCACAGGATACATACACGACTTGAGAAGGAGCGGCCAGATTCATCATTATATGATAGGCAACACCGCATTCTTCAAAAAGTCTGATGTTGATGAGCTGATTGAAGGACACAAGGTATGTTGATGTCCAAGAATAGAATACTTTAACATATTTCATATATAATTGAATTTGCCCGTGAGGGTTCTGTTGCATTAATAAAACAACTCATTGTTAGTTGGGTATTGTTAACTTAGTTCACAGCGGTGAATAACGGAGCGGATTTTTAATTGGTTAGTCCGCTCCAAAATGGACCAGTAGCTCAGCGGAAGAGCAATCCCCTCCTAAGGGATAGGCCACGAGTCCGAATCTCGTCTGGTTCACACTCTCTTACTAATTCCGTTTCGTGTGTATCTCGAACGGTGCAAAGGTAAGTCCACGACCTTATAAAGTAGGTAGTCCGGGCAGCTACAATCTTGCATCGGGAGAGGTTCGGAAAGGATTGGAGAAGTAGTTCTTTGAAATATTGATGCACAGAAATAGTATGCGTGGAAAAGAAGTAGCCGGAGAGCATCAATGGATGCCGTGACCTGGCGAAAGGACGCACGACATACGAAAATCCAGCTAATCTGCATCAAGTAGGCAGACGAACTACACCGGAACGAAGAATTGTCGGTGCAAGCACTATCGAAAACGTTGCAGTCTGGTGAGCTGGGAAAGCTCTGAAAATCCACTGTGAATGACTTTAATCATATTCGCACTATATAAAAAAAGACAAAGAGGAGATTGGTGCAATGGAAGCACAGCGACAACTAGATGATACCGATTTCTTATCGTCGTTGATGGGGGTTCGAGTCCTTCATCTCCTCCCATAGATTACTTTTGGATTTGGTTAGAGGCACAACGATGCCTCTACGCTGTTTTTTATTCGGTGTGACATCTGTCTGTGAAGACAGGCTCATATCTTGTTTCTAGATTACATTTATGATAATGTATTAATAATGTTTTTGAATAACTGTTGCAGCTCGTCTGTGAAGATAGGCTGCACAATACGGATCTGTAGCTCAACGGTAGAGCGCCGGAGGGACATCATCCGGAGACAGGAACGTCCGACTCGTCCTAGATCCACGAAGAATGAAAGTTGTGAGTATAATTTTAGTTTTAAATACATTCTGGTTAACTCTCCTGGAGAGGAGGTGATCGTATTTTTATTATTTAGATTTATTTTTAGTTTCGTGCGCTCTGTACGTGAGTATCGGGCGCCTTAAAATAGCCCATTGTGCGTAGTTGATATATATTCAGGTGGCGTAGCTCAGTAGCAGAGCGCCAGGAGAAGGCCCTTGGAGGTCGATGGTGCGAGTCCATCCGCCACTCCAAAAGAAACTTTTCATTTTTCCTAAATTTTAATTAAAACGTTGAAACTAGCCCAGTAGCTCAACTGGTTAGAGCCGTGGAACAACCCGCGAGGTTGGGAGTTCGAGTCTCCCCTGGGTTTACTATAAGTTTGTTCATTCATTGGAAGGTATATTTGTTTTATATTATCTTATTTGCCTGAAGGCGTTCAGCAACAAATGATTCAAATTATTCCATAAATACCCCTCTTGCTTGTGAAAGTAGGAGGATTCGCTGCATTAGCTCAGTTGGTTAGAGCGCTCGGTTTGTACCCAAGTGGCCGCAGGTTCGAGTCCTGCATGCAGCTCAGTAATGTATATGTCATAAGTTTTTTAGTTTTTAATGGTACAAGAAGGGAGTGAGGTCGTCAACTCGGCCTCCTCCCGATTGTTTTGAGTTGAATTCAATATGAAGGTAAAAAAGACAATAAGAATCCGCAAGGAGAACATCAGGGAGCTCAAGAAGCTAGAATGCGTCGAGAGTATTGAACAGAATGGAAGGGACATTCTCGTTCACCTGAATCCCGAGTACACGGAAGGAAAGCAGGAGGCTGTCAGAGACGAGTATCTTGTACAATGGGGCAGCGGTAAGTGGCAGCGCTTCGGCGAGGCTGCGTTCAATCATCTCTACAAGAATCCTGCAAAGGAGGCGGGTGCGGCATGGGACGAGTAGGGTCAAAGAAGTATTTTGCTCCCGATGGGAACGAATACGATTCCAGGGAAGAGTATCTGTACTTGCAGACCATTCTCGATGATCCTGGCATAAGCTGCATCCACAGACAGGTAACCATAACGGCAATCAATCCGGTATGGATGCTGAAACCGAAGCAGCTCAAGACTAAGGTTAAGTATGAGAGAAGGTCGCTGCTTTACGGCCACAACTATACCGCCGACTTCGTTTACCGGGAAGGCGATAAGATTGTGATATGTGATGTCAAGAGCCTCTACACCTCTAAGCTCAGAGAGTTCTCGATAACTACGAAGGCTGTGGTTGCAAGGCTTATCGCCCACAACAGGAAACGCCACAACGGCGAGTCTGTCGTTATATTCCGCAAGGCTATCAAGGTGAAGAAGAACGAGTGGAAAATCGTTGATTACCCTCCTTCTGACTGTACTATATTATAAAAGGTGTAAAAATGAAAAAATATTCTGTTGTTGTATATCTATTCTTTATGCTGATCATTGTCGTGGTGGCGGAGATTATCAATCTCTGCTGCCACTTGTTGTTCGGCAAGAAACCAATCAAAAAGTTTCAGCTATGAGTATCATTATCAATAGTTTTCTGCTGACTGTACTTATGTTCGCAGCAGGTGCGTTTATCACAAAATCCCTTGGTTGGGATAAGGAAGACTAGTAGTTTAATTATAAATATTTTAAATTATGGACAAAGACAAAATTATCGTCAGTGTAGTAATTGACAAACAGGCTCTTGTTAACAGAGCATTCGACATCTCGAATACTCCTTCTGAGTTCAATGAAATCAAGAAGGTTATCGACGGCAAAAACCAGTTCACTCGTGATATCGACGAGATTGATGATGAAGGCAAGAAGGAGAATAATACGAACCTTTTCGCCGGTATCGCATTGGACACCATCATTAGTGACAACCAGGAACTGAAAATCACCAAGCGTCTCAAATCGCTTGATGACAAGAAGAATGCTTACCTTGACAAGCTTAAGAAGCTTGCTGAGCTCAAGGAGAAAGTAAAAAACGGAGAGATGCCCGGCGTTGAAGGTCTCCGTGAGTTGTTGAAAATAATTGAGGAGGGCAAGTAATGGGCGTAGTATCAAAGTACGGAAACCTGTATGATGTCAAGAAGAACATCATCTGTCACGCTCCGGTCACTTCTTCACATTTCGGAAGACTTCTGAAGAAGGATAACGTGCTTCTTCTAATGAATGGCGTAACAACACCAAAGTTGTTCGGAATCCACGCGGACAAGAAATTTAAGCGTGGACGCTGGCGCCGAGTATTAACACATTAATTCATATAACAATGGCAAAAGAAAAAGCAACTATTGCAGCAACCCTCGGTCACGAGTATGAGGACCTGGAGGAGCGTGAGGATTTCCTCGCCAACAACGCTGATTCCGTTGAAAAAATGGAGTTCATCAAGCGATTCAACTCTGATGAGTTGATGAAGAAGAAGGACCTGTTCGCTCTTCAGTCTGCACGTGCATCTGACATCGAGGAGGAAATCAAGGATTTCCGTGAGCAGAAAAAGGCAGAGCTGAAGCCTATCAAGGAAGAGATTTCTTCTCTCCTTAAGGAAATCAAGCAGAAGGGTAGCATGGTTAACGAGAAGGTTTACAAATTCGTAGACCGTGAAGCAAAGATGACTGCCTTCTATGACAAGGAGGGCAATCTTGTTTCTTCCCGTCCGGCAACACGTGACGAGCTACCTAAGAATATGTATTCAATCCTCCGTGACAAGCAGGCTATGTAGTCTGCTTTCACTTTGTTTTAACTTTTAGACATTTTATAAAATGGACAATGAAAAAATGCAAGTAAATTTTGCTCCGGGACAGACTTCTGCGGAGCTTGTTATCCGTGAGGTTGGTAACGAGAACCCTTATAAGCTTCCTATCAAGGAGCCTCTTAACCTTCAGGTGAACGGAGTCATTACCTGTATCTATGCCTTCCTTGAAAAGCGTTGGGGTACAGAGCAGATTGACAAAGAGCATACGCATATTCTTGTTGATCGAGAGAATCTTATCGTTACTCTTGTAACAAACGAGAACGATGAGCGAACTACGCAGACTATCGTAGGCTCTATTCAGCTGTCTCGCCAGTTTACGGGATTCCATATCAACGATGGAAAGTTGTGGAAACCGGTACAACTTGGTGACTTCTTCCGCCTCAACCGTTCTTACTTCGAGACAAAGGAGAAGAACATGGAGCTCGTCAATCTCCTCAAGAGCTTTTCTGCAAAGGTTCAGACAACAATCAAGAAGGAATTCAGCGATAATGGCTCTGTAACTGACAACTACGAGAAGGCTGTAGACTCTAACCTTCCTCCATCGTTCGTTATCAACGTGCCAATCTTCAAGGGCGCCGAGCCTGATAAGCTTTCAATCGAGACTATCGCTCACGTTGAAGGCAATACGGCATTGCTGACGCTTATCTCTGCTGATGCAGAATGTATCATCGAAGAATCCCGCGACAAGATCATCAATACGGAGCTTGACAATATTCGTAAGCTCTGTCCTGAGATTCCTATTATGGAGGTATAATGAGTAGAATCAACGAAATCATCGCATCTATGCCGCCGGGTGAAGCTGCTGCCGTGATCCATCTGAGAGAGGTTCATTCCTGTCTGATGGAACTCGACACAAAGAAAGCTAGAGCTCTGGCGGCTAGAGCTGTCTTCCTAGACTATATAGAGGGTACGGGAAGAAAGCTCGGTAAGACTCCACGTTATTACGAAAGAGTTAACTCTAAAGGCGAAAAGATTAACGTGGAAACTTACTTCTGTTACATTAATAGAGTACATTAAATCTCAAAGCTATGGCAAACAGTAAAATCGCTCCATTCTATAAGAGAAGCTGCCACGATTGCATCCTACTAGGTTTGTGCGACGACCCAAAGGCAAGTAACTCGGGGGACTACGTTTGCAGGCATTGGGATTGGAGGTACGAGTGATTAATTTTAAAACATAAAATAAAATGCCGATTATTAAAAAAGATGACGTTCGTCCAGAGCGTCCAGTTATCATCGTAATTTACGGTACGCCAGGCTGTGGCAAGACATCTGTTGCAACCACGGCAAATAATCCGCTTCTCATTGATACGGACAGAGGGTCTGACCGCTCGGTTCAGATTGTAGATACCCTCGCTGCCAACAACTGGTATGACATCGAGAATGCCAAGAACGACATGGCTGGTTATGGAACCATCATCGTTGATACCGCCAAGGCCATGCTTGACGACTATTTGTCGTCTTACGCAGTCGATAAGAACTACAAGTTGAAGAACAATACACTGAAACGCTTCGGTCAGATGGCTGACGACTTCAAGGATTTCGTGAACTTCCTGCGTCAGGGAGAGAAGGACATTATCTTCATCTGCCACGACAAGGAGGTAACGGATGGTGATGTCGTCAAGCACACACCAGACTGTACAGGTCAGTCCAAGGATTTGCTTCTTCGTATCGCAGACCAAGTAGGTTACGTCTCAATGGTGAACAAGCAGCGCACAATCACATTCGAGCCAACAGACAACTACGTCGGTAAGAACGTAGCTCAGATTGGTGCAGAGGTTATCCCAGACGCAACGTCTCCAGATTTCAATGGATTTATGGCAGGCATTATCGCCAAGGTCAAAAAGTCCATTCAGTCTAAGTCAGAGGCGCAGCGCAAGGCAAACGAGCAAATCACTAAGCTTCGCAAGGAACTCTCCGACATCGAGGACGAGGAAGGCGCAGCAAAGCTGCTCGTTGATTGCAAGGAGCTTCCTCAGATAATGAAGCAACCTTTCTTCAATGAGATTACCGTAGCTCTCGCAGCCAAAGGTTTCGTCTGGGACGGAAAGAAATTCACAAAGCCATCGGCAGAAAAGAAGCCTGCCGAGGAAAAGAAGGAAGCTAAGAAGGAGTCAGAAAAGAAGCCTGCCGATGGAAAAGAAAAAGCCGCTAGTTAGGGTCACTACGATAGAGGCTTTCAGAAGATACATCGAACTGTCAGATTACGATAACTTCGAGATAACCGAGCAGAGTGTCATTGATAACATCGTTGGCGAGTTTCAAGGAAACCAGTACACCAGGGTCGGAACAGCGTTCCACGCCATCGTCGAGACTGGTTGCCAGCCTTGTACTCTCGCTCCTGCTGGTTATCGTACATTCACTTACTATGGAAAGGAGAAACAAGAGCCAGTACCAGAGGGAAGGACATTCGACATTGAAGGTCATCCAGTAACTCTCGACCTTGCGCAAATCAAGGTGGCTCTTGACTACCGATACCAACATATCAACGCATTTCACGAAATACGAAGGTATAAGGACTATGGTAGGGCTGTAGTAACTGGGTGTGCTGATATGATCAACGGAGTTCAGCTCAGAGACATCAAGACAAAGTACTCAACACCATCTGACAAGCAATACTATGACTCTTGTCAGTGGAAGTTCTATCTTGATATGTTCGGGGCAGACATCTTCGACTTCGACCTCTTCACGTTCGAGGGGTACAACGTGGATAAGCACGGATATGATGTTCGTGGATTGAAGCTCACCCCTCACACACCTTCCATCAGAGTTTATCGCTACGATGGTATGGAGAATTACATTCTGAACCTCTTAGACCAATTCCTTGATTGGTGTGAGTACAGAGGATTAACGCAATATTTATATAATACAAAGATTGATTAAGTTATGGAAATGACAGGCCGTGTGATAGCCATCCTACCAGAAAAAAGCGGAACCTCCGCAAGAGGAGAGTGGCATTCGCAATCATACGTTATTGAGACACAAGAACAATATCCAAAGCATCTTTGTTTCGATGTGTTCGGTGCAGACAGAATCGCACAATTCGCCATACAAGCAGGTGAGATGATCACCGTATCTTTCGATATTGATGCTAGACAATGGCAAGATAGATGGTTTAACCAAATTCGTGGGTGGAACGTTGTTCGTCCAAATCAGCAGCCTCCTATGCAGGGTGGCTACAATATGAATCCTCAGGTAGGCGCACAGGCGGCACAAGCAGCGCAACAGGCAGCTATGGTCGGAGCACCAAACCCGATGAATCCAAACAATCCGTTTCCACCGGCACAGCAGCCAGGAGCACCGGCAGGGCAAGCTGATAATTTACCCTTCTGATCTGGCGGTCAAGCTGAAACTGATTAAAGATACATTCAACGCAGAAATAGTGTATGATGTATAACACCAAGAATCCTCTTGAAGTGCAGAATCTCAGACTGAGGATAGAGAAGCTGATTGAAAAGCAGAGTATGGTAGAGGTCGTGGAAAAGAAGGCAAAGACACTTCAGCAGTTGAAGTACCTTCATACAATCCTCGCTTACTTCGGCTTGCAGACCGGCAACACTCTAGATGAAGTCAAGACCTGTTACTTCAAGAGGATCGTCAATAGAGACTTGTTCGTGCGGCAGAAGCGCGATGATCTGCTCGGAACAGATAGGGAATACGTAATATCAACCGCAAAGCTTACGAAAGAAGAGCTGTCTGTGGCTATCGAACGTTTCAGAAACTGGGCTAGTAACGTAGCCGGCATTTATATTCCCTCTTCTGAAGAGTATATAGCGCTTCTGCACATCGAACATGATATTCAGAATTCCAAACAATATTTATAAATAATGATGTTACCTAAAGAAATTAGACAGAAGTCAGGCGAGTTATTCCCGAATGACTTGGAAAAGCAGAAAATCTTTTGTCTGGGTGCTGCATTCTCGTTAGGAAAAGATTTATCTGACTTTGAGGAAGAATGGCAGCAAGAGGAGTTTTATCCTTGCCAGGAAGCTCTTGAAATGTGGCTTGCATACAAGAAAGAAAAGCATCAGACTTACAAGCCTCGTGGGTTAGAAGCTCTTAAAAAGAAACTTCTACAGTTGTCAAATGGAAATCCAGAATACGCAAAGGTTATCGTTGAGCATTCTATGGGAAACAACTATTCCGGGTTGTACGCTCCGAAAAATAATAGCATAAATAGTTATGAACAGCAGCAACGAACTTTCAATAAGATCAACTCAATCCTTGCCGGATGAGTACAAAAAGGCAATCGAGGAATTTGGCGCGCAATACGCTTTGTTCTTGAATAAATACCCGACTCTTCAAAAGAGAATCAGCAGCGTTCCTACGGTGTATGACTCTGTAAAGAACGGCGGACTTTCGTTTGTGGAAATCGACAAGTATTTCAAGGAAGGAGCAAGCGAATGGTGGATCAAAACAATGGTTATTGACCTGTTTATGGTTATAGGTGCATTCGATGCTACTACTCCTTATCAGTTCAAGGCGATTGCACAGCGTATCAGGCAGGAATATTACCATGTATCTCCAGGAGAGCTTACACGATTCCTCTATGAATTCTCCATGGGTGAGTACGGTGAGATTTATGTCGGCAGGACTGTAAATCCACAGAAGTTATTCATCGCTCTCGAAAGGTACATGTGTAAGGTGTACGAGAAGAGAGCCGAGATTGAGAGTCAAAAGAATATATTACGTCAGAAGAAAGCGGACGAAGAAGCTAGGAGAAACGCCGTATCTTATGAAGAGTACTGCCGGCTGAAAGGTATTGATATTAAGAAATCTCCTCTTGAAGTTTTGAACAAGAAGCTTGAAAGAGAATCAAAACGTGGAAAAGATGGCGGACGTAAGTAAGCAGGCAGAGGATTGGCTTAACGAGCACCCTGATGCGACAAAGAAAGAAATATGGATGGCCGGTTATTGGAAATCTACCGATAACTGGTGCAACCGAACCAAGTAAATTTAGAATTATGACACAGAAAGAACGTATTGAGAACGCAACCACAAAGCAGGCGGTAGTGTTCATCTGGATCTACTCCTGGGTTATCGTCAGAAACCTTGGAAGAGCAATCAATAAGGCAGTTCACAAGCTGCCCTGGTTGTTCATCGTGATAACGGTAGTAATATCATTCGTCGTTAGCTTCGTCTTTATCTCTAAGGCTAGGGCAGAACGAGATAGCTACAATCAGAAGCTAGTACACGCAACACAGCAGCTTGATAGCTTCTATGCTGCATACGGGAACATCAAATCAAAGTAATATGAAGAAATACAAACATTCAATAGTGATGATCCTGCTCGTTATCGCAGCATTCATCGCAGGTTACGGATTCATCTGTTTTATGGTTGAACACGTTTTCCTTTCGCTCCTGATGGTCTTCTGTATCAGTTGCGCATTGGCAGTAGAGAGGGAGGTGTAGCATGCAGACAGGATGGAATCCAAACTTCTCTAGACCGGTATTGGCTAGAATTCCGGTCAAAGTACCAACCGAAGAGCAGGTGAATCGCTTCTATATGCTCTTCTATTCTATGGTCGGTGGTTTTGCATCAATCGTTCAGACGCAAATCACCGATACGTATAACCTCATCAAGGAGAACAAGAAAATCTTCCGCTTCGAGGCAAAGAAGAGAATTACAGAGGCAAAGGAGTGCTCTGACGAACTCATCGATGTCTTTATGCACTATATGAAGGAATGCGGTATGTCCGAACTCTGGCTGGATATGACTGATAACATCGAGGATGACTTGAAACTGGACGTACAGAAATGCTTTTATGCTATCGACAACCAGTTCCTCAAGCATCACGTCAAAGAGCATAAGATGTACACAATGCTACTGATGTCGGAACTGATGAGCAGTATGCTTGTAAGCTCAGTAGAACGCTTTGCTGAGATGATGGATAAGTATAACGGTATTCATGCCGTCAACATCGCAGAACGCTTCACGAATCCTATTCGAGGAGTTCATGCTCGCATGCGCAATGCTATGGAGATTCTCTACCCGGTCAATGTTGACAAGGAAGTCTTCTCTGAATGCCCGGACAAGTTCAACCTCGGCTTCGAGATTATCGGTCAGAAGGTACTCGACTGGAAACGTGCCGAGAAAGCTCTGGCGAATGCCTGTATCCTCAACGGCTTCAACCTTAATGCTGACGGCGAATTCCTGGAGAATGAACAGGATAATACCGGTACTCCTTGGAACGAGACTCACGTAAGGGCTTTGAGGGTCGCTTATTCTAACACTTCGAATAAACAGATTGCCAGGATCCTCGGCAGAAGTGTTTACGAGGTTACAAAGCAAGCGAAGAAACTCGGATTGAAGAAATCAGAGGAATACCTTAGAGAAACTAGAATAGCTAACTTAAAACGTAAGAAAAATAAATATAACGAGGAGGTGTAATTATGGAAGATTTACCTGTAGGCGCAGAAATCGTCTTGAAGGTGGTTGAGACAGAGAAAGAACAATGTAATGGCTGTTTTTTCGATGAGATATGTAACAATATCTATGAGAATGTTTGTGGAGATTTTGACTGTAGCGCAAGCTCTAGAAAAGACGGAAAGGCTGTTCAATTCAAAAGAGTAAAGTAATATGAAAGAAAATATTAATATAGCGAAAATATTAAAGAATAAGCCAGAGAAGACAATCTTGTATGACGCAATGCGTGATATTAATGTATCTCTTTATGTTGTCAAAAAACAAAATGGGGAGACCAATATCTTCTGTGATGGTATAAAGAAGTTTAAAGGATGTAATTTTGTGTATTCTGATACAGGAGCAGATTATATATTCCGAAAAGGAATGCAACTTCTTAAACCATCCAAGGAAATGCAAGATTGGGAGAAGTTTTCTTGGAAGAAAGGCGATGTGCTGGTAAGTAATGATGGTGGTACAGAGGTTGTCTTTGATAAATGGTACGATGAAACTTACACAAGTTTCTATTGTAAGCATTACCTTAACAGTGAAGATGAGAATAAAATCGTGTATCACGAAGCATTCTTATGTACAACCGAAAGATATTCTCTTGAAGATAAGGATTCCGTCCAGACCTATATTAACACCCTAGAGAAGCGTTTGGGCGGCAAGCTCAATCGTGAGACACTTGAAATAGAGAAGCCAGAGTTCAAGAATGGGGATATAGTAACACAAGGTGTTCTTAAAGGTGTTAATGTTTGTATTATAAAAAATTGTATAGATAAAATTGATAATAAATATAATTATTATGCAATATATAATACCCAAGATAAAGAGATAGACTATGATGACTGGTCTTATATCTCTCCTTTTGCTAAATTTGCAACAGACTCTGAGAAACAGCAACTCTTTGACGCTCTAGCAAAGGAAGGCAAGGCTTGGGATGCAGAGACAAAGACTTTGGAGGACTTGCCAAAGAAGTGCGAGTTCAAGCCTTTCGATAAGGTGCTTGTTAGAAATACAGATACAGAAGAATGGTTTCCAGGGTTCTTTGAGAAGTTTGATAGTACTTGGAATTATCCATATCATATAATGAACCGCCGTAGTATGACAGATTTTGCTTTTAAGCAGTGCATTCCTTACGAGGGAAATGAGCATTTGTTAGGTACAACTAAAGACGTGGAGGGCTAGGTATGATTAGAGACGATGCAAAGATAATTGTAACACCAACTGGTGTATCACTTAAAGAGGCGTTGACTGAAGAAGTAGTTAAGGAACTCAGTAAAGAAGCTTCCAACTATATAAATTATGACATCCCAGAAGTAAAACTCGGTGGCAACCCTCCTAGTGGCAAGGAAAACCGTAGAAATAGAAGAATGTTAGAACTTAGAAAAAGAAAGGGTAGAATATGATAGACGATAAGAAAATAGAAGAAGCAGCTACTAATTATGCACAAAATGGGTATAATAACTATGATGACAATATACAGAGCATCATAGAAGAAGCTTTTAAATCAGGTGCTAAATGGATGCAAGAAGAGTTCTTGAAGGACTTGTGGCATCCAAATACAGAAGAGCCAGATAAGAGCAAGAGCGATATTATTACCCTTGGTTTTGATAACGATGCTTATCTACAGTTTAAAGAATCCGTTCTTTGGGATGAGGAATCTTGGAGACATTCGATTAGCAGATGCCAAATCATCAAGTGGGCTTATTTATCAGACATACTACCAAAGGAGGGAGGTGAGCATGATTAAGCCAGTTACTATGTACTCTGTCGTTTGTGACAGATGCGGAAAACCATTTATTGATGAGTTTAATGGAATTGTGGCTTGGCTGGACGAAGGAACAGCAAAAGAGCAAGCAATGGAAAGCGAATGGGTTGAGATAGGCGATAAGCACTACTGCCCAGACTGCTATGAGTTTGACGATGAGTTAGATGAGTACGTTCCTAAAAAGAAAGGAGGAAGCAATGAAAGAACTTAAAGATTTGGTTGCTGGTGACAAGGTTGTTGTTTTCGACAGATACGACAACAGAAGAATTGCTATTGTTGAAAGAATAACAAAAACTTTGGTCGTTGTAAACAATATTAAATATCGGAAGTCTAACGGATTTCAATTTGGAGTATCATCTTATATCCTCTCTCGTAGAATTGAAATACCTAAAGATGAGGAGCAGATTAAGGCAATAGAATTAGAATACCGTAAGCGAATTATCATTCATAGAATACATAATCTCAATCTGAATGATTATCCGTTAGAAGTGTTGGAAAAAGTCTATATTGAATTAGGAGGAAATTAAATATGGCAGAGCTTAAAGTTGGAGAAAGAGTAGTTTTGGAGATTACTGAAACCGAGGAAGAAACTTGCTATGGTTGTTTCTTTTTTTGGCAATAGTGCTTGTGAAGTTTGGAGAGAATTTTATCTTAAAAAAGCAAAGGAGGATAAACAATGAGTAAAGAAAAAGCAATAGTTCACATAAAGAATGTTTCCAAAATGATTGGCTCAAAAAGAATAAAATTAAGTGAAGGCATGACCATTCATATTCAAAACGAGTTAGTCTTAGCACTTAGAGAATTGGAGGATGAATAAGAAGCAATTTAAGCAAGTAATTATGAATAAAAAAGAGAAATCAATCAATAGTCACATTGATAAGGCTATAGGCTATTCAGACAAGGCTCATGACGAGTTGCAAATTGCTCTGAATATAGCTTTAGAAGGAAAAGGGCTTAGTGACGAGGAAAAGGAACTTCTAAGCGTTGGATTTGCAACAGGAACAGAAGAAGCCGTAGAGCGTGTTGCCGATGGTAGTTGTAATGATGAATATATCAGTGCATGGGATAGCCCAATTAGAGACTGCCGAATATCTGAGGTATATCGCATGACAGGTGAGCAGATACGTGAATATTTTAATTTGTGACAACTATGGATAAGAAGAAAGTTAAAGAGCTGATACAAGAAGTTATCATCAATAATGTTGATAGCTTGGAGTTTGGAAACGATAAGCATAATGCTCCGTTAAGAAAAGCGAATAGCTTATTGTATGATGCTTTGATAGAGTTAGGAAAGTCAGACTGGGTATCTGTTGAGGATGGGTTGCCTCCTTACGGAGAAGAAGTCTTTGTAACAAGCAAGATGGCTCCTGATAATGTTTTCAAAAACAGAAGAGTGGAATGCGCAACTGTCACAAAAGATAGTAATGGCTTCATTATCTTATGGAAAGGAAGAATGGCTTCTATCACTCATTGGAAACCTATTGAAAAGTTGGAGGAATAAATCGCAAGTCTTGTGAGTTGTATGAACCAAAGTAAAAAGGGGTAGTTGCCGCTACCCCGAAAAAGATTCATTCTGCTTATACTAAGAAAGAAAAGCAAGTCCCATTTTTGGGATAGATGCGCTTTCCGTTCCTAATGATGTACTTGCAGAAAACACGAACCTTGTTGTCATTTGGATTCTTTTCCATCAAAAGTCCCTCCATCGTTTATCCAGACTTCTCTATCTGGGGGAATACTGCCCACTACAAAGCAGTACAAGAAAAAAGCCCCTAAGCGGCAACTAAGGGGCTTTGTAATCTCCTTGAACAGAGGAAGAACGGCGTGTAGTGTCGCCGATGGGGGACTATGATGTCCTAGAATCCGAGTGCAAAGGTAATCATTTATATGATTATATAAACAATAACAATGTTAATGTGTTTTAAATATGTTCTAATTTAGACTACTCTAAAATAATATATAAATTTATAGTTGATTATGGACAGAAATCAAGCAAAAGAATTTTATCCTATTATGCAAGCTTTTGCAGAAGGAATGGTAATTGAGTGTAGAACAAAACCAAATGCCGTAGAAGGTACAGATATTCCGAATGATTGGACGGAAATGAAAGAGATTGAGTTTTGGAAAAATACAGAGTACAGAATCAAGCCAGAACCAAAGTACCGTCCATTCAATGATGCAAGAGAGTGCTGGGCAGAAATGCTCAATCACCAGCCTTTTGGGTGGGTAGTTTGTAGAAGGGATGGAGTTATGCATCTTATCCGATGTTTAGAATATGTATCAGTATATACTTCAATACCGTATTCATTTAAAGATGCTTTTGATAAGTTTGCATTTGCTGACCTCGTTCCTTTTGGCGTAAAAATTGAAGAATAGTTATGAATGACAGTTATATATCTTATGGAAGTGATGGCTCATATCATATAATAAGAAAGATAGGAGAAGGATTTGATATAGAGACAGCTTTCTTAATAGCCTTGGTGATTATTGCTATATACGTCATGTTTCATTATTCACCAAAGGAAGTTTGGAATAAAATAAAGTCGTATTTTAAAGAATAATAGTTATGTTTGGATTTTATGTTATACTTACCATAGCTATTCTATATATAGCTTTTATGGGTGGAGTTATCGGTTATCTTATTGGTAAATATTGGAAAAAGGATTAGCATATGAAGAAGATTATATTATTATTTGTATCGGTTATAATATTCCTGCTCGTTTCTTGCAACGAGAACAAAGGAGTTAATGTTCCAACATCAGACTCTATTAATGAAATTAAGGTAGAGAAGCTATTTGTTGTGGATGGTATAACCGTATATCGTTTCTATGATGGTGGTAGAGTTGTTTATTTTACCAACAAAAAAGGTGTGGCAAAATCTATTCATGATGAATATGACCCTGCAACAAAAACCACAAGAACAAAGGTTGTAGAAACTTTATGTAACGAAGAATAGTTATGTATAGACCGATTACAATGTATCAGATTGTTTGCGATAGATGCGGAGAAGTGTTTGGTGGTACAGATACTTGCTCTGCACTATTCAATAACAAAAAAGTCGATATTGGTGACTACTCTGATTGGGAAATGATAGATGGTAAACACTATTGTCCCGATTGCTATGAAGTAGAGGTCATTGATGGAGTGTATAACGTTAAAGCAAAGGAGAAATAGGTATGGAATTATTAAAAGACATAAGTCAGTTAACAAAAGGTTGCTTAGTGACATTTATTAAAAATGATAAATTCCACTACTACGAGTACCTTATGGTACACCCTAATCGTGAAACCTATTATCTTTTTATAGATAACTGGACGCAAGACGTTGTACGAATACACGTCAGCGAACTCTTAAATGGAGATTACTATATAGGTGAATATGATACTGTTTTCGTTAATAAAAAGATGATAGAATTTTATAAACGTATGATTCACTGTCACGAGAATAGAATCGAGAATAGAATTAAAGAGAAGAAATTTTAAAGGAACTCATTGGAAGAGAATTATCGTGGATCGATTCACCTGTTCAAATTTAGAAAGACTATGAATAAAGTAGAAATGAAAAGAACACAACTATCAGAAAAGTTTGGTCTATATACAACTTGTGATTTTTTCTGTATGTTTGCACGTGGAAGAAGAAAAATTCCACCAGAAGCTTGCTATGACCCAAGAAGAGACATAGAGATAAGGGCACATTGCAGAGAAGCGGAAAACGCACTCGCTGCTCATTACAATATAAAATTGATAGATTAATTGTTATGTTTAAACCTTACAGAATCAAGCATAAGGCTAGCGGGTTGTACTACCAGCCTGCAAGAAATCATAGTAATCTTGGTAAAAATGGCAAGGTGTATATGGCAAACAGCTCGCCATTACTAGCAAATTATGGATATGATTATATATCTATTAGTGTTAGAAAAGGCACTAAGGTACATAATATTCTAGAAAAGTTAATGCCCTTAAAAGGCGTAAAACGTTCCTATGGTGCAGAAGTTTGTTATCGTGTTCCAAAGAGTGAATTTGAAAAAGAAGAATTATAGCTTATGAAAATAGAAAATATCAAGTTCAAGGCAAAGAGTATCTTAGATGGAGCTTGGGTACAAGGCGATTTAATCCATAAAGAAGATGGTAAGATTGCCATATTAAGAAACGGATTTAATGTATCAGAAGTTGACCCTTCTACAGTCTGCCAGTTCACAGGACTGAAAGACTGCAAAGGCAATGAATTGTACGAACATGATGTTATCAAGAATTATCCTTTTATCCCATCAGAAATTGTATGGTCGGAAGAGTTAAGTGGGTATTACCTCACACATGCTAATGGAAAGATTTATGAAAAACCGTTAGGTTATTATCTTTCATTAGGTAAATTCATAGCCGTTGGCAACAAATTCGATAAGGAGAAGTAGCGTATGGAAAGACAAATAACAATTAGCATAGAAGAGTATAACAAGCTCATTGATATGCACACGAAAAGAGAGGAACTTCCCGAAAAGATAGAAGTAAAGAAGTTCACATCAAAGTGGTGGAAATGGCTCAAAAGAGCATCGTATTCACTCTTTCACTACAACAAGAATGTTGAGCAACAGAAGCTCATCAAGCGTTGTATCAATGAAATGTCAAGTGTTTTACTCGATAATCTGTATGGTTATTGGAGAGGTGATTTGTCTGATTATCTCAAAGATAGAAGCAATTTAGAGTATTTTATGAGAGGTTACAAAAATGATGCCTATCGTTACGTAATGGAATGGTTAGATAAAAAGAAGTAGCTTATGAAGATTAGATTAGCTAAGAAGATAATGAGGCACAATACGCCTTATTGGATATTTCGTTACCTTTGCTATAATCGCATATTATTACCAGGAGCTGGATATAAAGTCGATTTTAAAGACCACCGTATCATCAAGGCGATAAGTTTAACAAATCACTGGAATGCCCGTAGGTATATTAACGAATTGATAAAGTCCAATAAGAAGCATCCGTTCAAGCTAAGAGATGTTCAACGTGATGCAGAAAGATTAAAACAGTACAGCGTATGAAAGAAGAAGAAAGATGTTGTGGTAACTGTCTTTGGATGGGACGCGAAGACATCTTAGGCAATGGATGGTGCTACAAAAAAGATTGCGAAACATCTTGTGATAAGGTTTGCAAGAAACATGAATTTTAAACTTTAAATATCAAAATGGAAAATAACAATTTAACATTAGATGAGTATCAGCAGTTAGCTCTAGAGACTGCTATTTATCCTAATCCTATCATTTATCCTACTTTGGGATTGACTGGTGAAGCTGGTGAAGTTTCCGATAAGGTTAAGAAAGTGTTGCGTGATAACGATTCTGTTTTTACAGATGAAAAGAAGTTGGAAATTGCCAAAGAGATTGGTGATGTACTATGGTATTGCGCAACACTTTCTCGCGATATAGGCTTCAAACTTAGCGATATTGGAAAGATGAATTACGAAAAACTCCATTCTCGCCAGTTGAGGGGGAAATTACATGGAAGTGGTGATAATCGATAGCCTATGAACGTACTCACAGACGAACAGAAAAATTACATAAAGGAACATCCGTGTGAGTCGCCAAGCAAATTGGCGAAGTCATTCGGATGCACCGTACAGACCATCTACTGGTGGCTACATAAGCTGCATGGGGACTCCTTTATTCAAAGGAAGAAGGAAGCGAAGGAGGTGAGGGATCAGGCTATTCGTAATCTCTATCCAGATCTTTCTGCCACAGAGATAGGGAAGATTCTCGGTATAACAAAGGCATCGGTCAACAACCTGGCGAGGAGGCTTGGGGTAAAGCATACAGATGAGACCACAAAACGGATACAGAAGGAGAGTTCTGCTCGTACACGTACCGATGAGGCTAACAGAAAGAGACAGGAAACACTGAGAAAGGTTCTTGCCGTTGAGAAGCTGAGAGCTGCCAGCGGTTTGCCACAGAAGACAAAGCGTAAGTTTAAGACAGTTCCCGGCAAGTGTATGAATGCCAGAAATTATCTTTGCCGAAAGTATAACTACTTTTACGACAAGGATTATGGAGAGTTGCTTACCCTGTTCTTTGACAGCAAAACAAGAATGCTGACCGACGAACAGAAGAAATACTACGAAACGGAGTATAGTATTAAGTTCCTGCAAGCTGAAGAAGATTGAATTTCTGTGCATTATCTATATGTTTAGGGGTGGCTACACATCGCGTGCGGTCACCCCTTTTTGTTTGTAAATCAACTAATAACCAAATAAAAACATTAGAAAAAACTAAGAACGTTTGTGTGGCTTTGAATTCCAGTATATCCAACCTAAAAATGCGAGAATGCCTATAAAAAGACAAACTGAAGCTATCTTACCTATATTCAAAAATGCCCTGTCAGTCCTTGATAGTTGCTTCTCGACATATACTTTATCTTTCGATATTTTACTTATCACTGAGATTAAGGAGTCACACTTGCTATGATATATCGCAGCACTATCCTTGTATTCCTTAAGGCTCGAAATACTATCTCTCAGTATCTGTACATCTTCCTGTGATATCTCGTGAAATTCGTAGTGAAACCTGTCTTCGCCGACTTTGTTTCCGTTCGCATCGTATTTGGAAGCCGTGCTATCCCTTATATGAGTCTTCTCTTTCGTGGTAGACTTCACCGATTCCTTGTGCGATGCTCTGTATGATTCCAGTTCCTTAATAAGCCTTGCGTTAAAGAGCGAATCCCACTTAGCCTCGTTACGTTTATCTGTGATGTATGTCTGCTTTTCTATCACACGTTCTTTCGCCTTGCATCTACAGAACATTGATAGAATCAACATTGCTACTGCAATAGCAATTACAACTCTTGTTATCTTATCAATTAGTTTCATAAGCTACTGAATTACAATCGTTACTTTTTCCTTTTTATCCCAAGCTGTCTTCATAGTCTGAATGAGCTTGTTTGTCCAGAATCGGGAATTACTAACCCATCCTTTCTTATCGTTTTTACCGATAAGAATACACCCCTCTGTATCTTTTGCAGAGTTACCGGAATGAATACGGATACCATCGAAGCCTGGTACATCCTTTAATAATGGAAGCATCTTCTTGAATCTGTTAGAGTAGGTATATACGCATTCATAACTGCCGCTTGGTATTGCAGTCTGCCCATAAACCTTCTTCTTCTTGATTTCTTCAAGCTGCATATCTTGGCGCAATCCTCTATCAGTATCTTCAAGAGTATTGCAGCCGAACAATTCACCGTTGACGTAAAGACGGCTGATAGTATAGCTATCCTTTTTCCAAGCTCTGTCTATTGTAATTAACATGATTGATTTCCTTTCTGTTGTTTGTATGAGTTAAAAAATGATGACAGGAAAGGTATCCTCTCCAAAAAGTACAGTCCAAGGCAATAATGTAGAAAGTTCGCTACCATCCATGGTGGCGTACCTTTCTTGAATATCTCCATCATCTTTTGGGTGATATTCATGCCGTAGAAGTAAATCACAACGTAGGTAATCATTGACACACATTGAATAGCTCCATCCATTTGCCCTTTCCATCTACCAATGGTATATACGGCTGCACATAGGACGAAGTATATCGTTGCGTGACCTACGCAAATAAGAGCCTTCTTGAGTTCAAATTTCTCACCTTTAGCTATCATACCGCTAAGGTATCCAAACACAAAGTTGAGAAAGAAAATCAAAGCCAATGTCTTCAATTCTCCATCAATAGGCTTTAAGTAGGCTACGACCGCTATCACGACCCCTACTAATAATTCTCTTAATCTTTCTGCCATTTTCGTTATCCTGAATAATTAATAAAAATAAAGTTTCGGTCTTTTGATGCAAAGATAGCAAAAAAAACCGAAACTTCATTCAGAATAACGAAAAAATCAGATATTCAGATCATAATATGGCATTCCGCCGTTTTCCAGGAAAGAAACGCATTCGTCGAAAATCTTTCGCTCGTAGTCGAGCGTGTTGATTTTTGGGAACCACTTCTTGATCTTTGCGTCGTTGCGTTTTACCATTTCACCCCAAAGAACGCACCAGTCTTCGAGATTGATGTTGTCGTTCTTGACCTCATGCCAATAGTCCTTGGCTACATCTTTAGTGTGAAGCTGATCTATGAGACAAAGATGCACATCTGCCATTTCTTCGTCATAATGACACGCACCAATCTCTCCCTTTACTTGCTTCATCATATCAAGCATTACACTGTCGTTCATTCCGACTTCGCAACAATCTGCCATAATCGTGACGCAGTTCTTAACAGCCTGCATATCCTCGCTAGCTAAGATGTCTTCGAATACCTTTTTCATAATCGTATATTTTTTGTATTACTTCAAGAAATACTCTCTGATGTCGTACACACCATCCTTGTCCTTCAGTAGATCAAGTGCGAGGCTGTGGGCATACTTAACCAGATGTTCTGTACCAATGTCCTTTACGTCATCCTTTCCGAGTATCTTGGCAATAGTGCATCCATGGTCGCTCACAACCTGATTCATGGCAACATACAAAGCATAATCGTTGTAGTAAGGCTTCTCCTCTGTTGCAAGTCCGAGACCAGTCATAGCATTGAGCCATGTCTGCATATCCCAAGTTGCAGATGGGTTCATTCCGTTCACGATCTCTGAAGCCTCCTTCTTGGTGAGGTAATTCTTCCACTTGATGGCGCACAGCTTTTCAATATACTCTTGCGCCAACTCTGGGTGCTTTGCTGCCATATCCTTCATCATGCAACGCATTGTGTTGCCGAATACGTGCATATACTTCACGTTGGTTGATGAAGCCATCATTCCATACAGCTCATCGAACTTACTCATAATCTCTTTTGCTTCCATATTGTCTTGTATTTATATATGTGATTATTCTGCTGTTATCAGACTTTTCAACTCCTCAAAGTCAGTTTTTGTAAAGCTGATACTCTTCTTGCTGCCGAACAATATTGTCGTTATAATATTATCAGGCAAATCAATAGACAAAGTACCGCCATCAATGCGACCTTTGACAAAGCCGAAATCAAATTCGTAGTTGCTTATATTCTCCAACATCTGCATGAGGTCTGAGAATATGGTATCAGCATCAATGTTTCCGTCTTCATCGGCGATGAATAGGGTAGCGTTGTCAATGCTCTTGCCCCAACTATCCTTGTGTCTGGCGATGATATTGTGCGATGCTCGCTTCATATACACGGAAGGGATAGCCAGTGTAGGATTCTCCTTCACCATATCACTTATCCTTGCATCTGCCCACAGGTCAAGCGATGTAAGCAGTTTCTCTTTCAGTTCGTTTACATTCATTTTTTGTTTTCTCCTTTCTTTGTCTTATTGTACCAAACAAGATATTCTTGCCAAGTTTTATCGCTATGATTAGTCATATAATCGTTGAGCATAGCAGATTTCTGTTCTTCTGCTTGCGCTACTTCTTTTCTTAGTCTTTGCATCAAAGATAAGTGCTTCTTCAATGCCTCCTGTCCTTGCTGAGTACTCTCAATGCGAGGACGTATGATGCGCAATTCCTCGTCTTGTACGAGCTTAGAGACATATTGCAAGCTATTAACGTATTCCTGATTCTGCATCAAGTACTGACGTTGTGCGCCTGTAAGATTGTCCTCAATCTTGTCGATTTCATCCCATAAAGGGGTGGAAGACTGCTGCGCTTGCATATTGATAGATGCTCGCTTCTGCTGTATTGCCTCATACACCTTTTGTAGTTCGGCATCCATCGTTGGCGGCTGTTGCTGATTTGTACCCATATCCAATAATGGGCTGTTTCCAAAATTCATCATAATCAATATCTTTAAGTTGGTGATATATTATAGAGAGGTGAGAGGGCATCCACCACGAGGGCAAACACCCCTCACCAACTCATTTTTTCTTAGTCCTTTTCACAGACTTTCTTACTGCTCTGTTACGCTCCTGTAGTGGGAGTTGAAGCTGCGGCACATCCGCAAATGCTTGCAGATGGGAGAACTGTAACAGTAGGAGTGCTCTGGAGTCCGAGAACACCATCAATCTTGCGGCAACACTTCTCGTTCACGTAAGCCATCATCAGCTTCTCCTTGTAAGGAGTAAGAGCCTCCATAACGGCTACCTTCTTGTCGAGGTCGCAATACTTAGCCTGCAACGCATCGTACTGGTCTCTCTGATTCTTGTACAGACCGAAGTCCGCATCAATCTGAGACTTGTAAAGACCGAACTCAGCCTCCATTGCACGGCGGTTCTCAGCGTTGATAGCCTCAGTAGCACCCTTGTACATAGAGAACTTCTCAGCGATGTCAGTTTCACGCATAGCGTAGAACTTGTTAGCGGTGTCGAGCTTCAAACCGAACATATCAGTAAGCAGCTTCACCTCATCAGCGCATTCCTTCTCCATCACCTGCAAGGCGGTTGGCTGATTAGAGCTTGAGTTAGCTCCGTAAGTGTTGATGTTCACGTTCTCAGGCATATTGCTGCCGAGTGAACCAAATACGCTGCGGTTGTTACCGCCAAGCAACCAAGCACCAGCACCGAGTGCTGTTCCAATAATCACTAACTTTCGATAAGGTACGCAACCACCTTACCCGTTCTCTAATGAACTGCTGTATGTTACCATACAGATAAGACTATATCTTTATCTCTCACGAGATACTCTCCATTTCCACTCGCTTGAGTGTACTCCCTTTCGGGATAGTCGTTGAACCTTATTGTGCATATTTCCATTTGTAACCTTTGCATGTAATGTAATGCCTACCAGATGGAGATACATAACCTCTACATACCTTTACAATTTCGGAGTTTAATTTTGAATTACCTAGACTTTCTCCAGCTTCTAAAGCGGAATTAAACCTTTTCAAAACTTCTCCACTTGCCGCATCTATCTGCAAAACAGGCTTACTATTTGCTGTAGATATAGCATTTTTAGCTTTATTTGTATGCTTTTTGTTGAAAAAAGGATTTTTGCTTCCTTTTCTTTCTTTGGCACACTTACTCAGTATAGCTTTTTGCTTATCGGATAGATGTTTACCATACATAGGTGCTCTCTCTCCAGTTCTATTCTTGGCTAACTCACTAAGGTAAGCCCTCATGTCTTCTGAATGCTTTTTTCCTTTAAAAGGATTGCTATGACTTTTATAGTAAGCTTTGAGGTGATTTATCATATTTTCTTTAGATTTTCCTTCTAATGTATGACCCCTAACACCTTCTCCGCCTAAAGTCATATTATACCCATTTCTGTAAGAATCATACTTCTTTATGAAATACGATTCTTTTTCATTAAGAACGGGAATAGCATCCTCTTTAGAATCAAAATCATCCGAGAAAAGCACTTCGTACTTAAAATTATGTACTCCATATTTGCGTATAGCATTATCAAAGCGAGTACCGCTGTAGCAACAGTTATTGAAAAAACATCTTCTTCTATGTTTCTCATCTGTTGTCTGACCTACATAGGACTTTCCCGATGGGGATTCGTACCTATAAATTATACCTTTTACCATACTGCAAAGTTACAAAAAATATTTCAAAGAACGCACAATCTTGGCTGCTGATTGTCCTGTTTTTCAAGGAGTTCCCAGCAATTAAGAGAGTTTATACTGAGCATTATTTTTGTTTACCCAGTGTCAAGCCAGCATTACCTGTTGCCTTAGAAGCATAATCATCGTGCTTCTTTCCCTCTTCGTAGATTTTCTTCTCTACGACCTTTGCATCTGTCATTTCCATGATACAATCTTTTTAAGTTATCCTTAATATTAACTAACACTATTGTAACGTTACGGATGCAAAGGTACGAAGAATAGGCAAGTTATTAAATAACTCTATCACACTTTCTTTTAGTGGTTGATTATCAATGATTTAAGCTGATAGTAGGTAGTATCATATATCGTTATGTATAATTTAAGGCAAAAAGTGCGTATATTTTTCGGGGAAATATGTGTATTTTTTGTCTATTATATTGTACCAAATAAAAAAGAGAGGCAATCACTTACCTCTCAACTCCTAAGAAATATTTAGTAGATACATATACAATCCTACCCCGAACCACATTATCAATATCATAGTTGATGATGTCACCCAAGCCATGAAGTACTTATCGACCTTCTTATACTTATAAGTAATGTATAGGTATGCAATGAACGTGCAGTTGATGATTACCAGTATCGCTACTATAATCAAAGTACAAAACATATAATCCATACTCATATATGCTCGCTTATCCGTGATGCGATAGGGCTGATACGTTATGATTTTCTCTTGCTCTTTATGAAGTGCAGAATATCCCACTTCTTCCAATATCGGGTGTGCCCACGCTTCTTGCACTCGCCATTCGGAATATCACCCCTAGCAACCATACGATTGAGTGTAGCATCAGAAACGTGAAGCTTCTCCTTGACCTCCTCGGTACTCAACATAGGATTGAGCATATCGGGGATAATGTCGCACAATCTATCCAAATCATCGTCACTCATTCCGCAAGCGGTGACCTTCTCGCCATTTCTCTGCTGCTCGTCAGCCTTGAAACAAGCATCGCTCAATGATTTCAAAGCTGTGCCAAGCAGCTTATAACTTAGTATCTTTCCCATATCTTATGCGCAAATTTTACGTCCTAACTTTGTTCCGTTAACAAACATCTCTGCAAATCCGTACAGATAGAATAATGCTGTCACTACCATAACGGTAAAGCAGGAGTCAACCATATCATTAGTGGTGTACCAGTTCCACTCCACGATGTGAGCAGCGTTGATGCCGAAAAAGTAAAAGAAAGGTATTCTATATCTCCAGCAAAGGAAGAAGAATCTGCTACCTAATATAATCACCATCGGGAGGATATAAATCATAAAATAAATGAATATGTAGCAAGGCATATTCTCATTGTGAGGAATGAACATCTCACGAGGATTCTGAGAGAAATCCCACATTCCGTAGGCGTGAAAGCACATAATAACGAAAGGTACATACTTACAGAACCAGCGGAAGAATTTCAAGATTCTCCTGCTATACCGATTGCCGTGCTTCATAAGCATTCCCATCAACTCGGTAATATCAATGTCCTTTATTAACCGCAGGACTTCGGTTTCTTGTTCCTGTGTCATAATTCGTTGATTTTTAAATTTGTCTTTTGTTGATTTATAAGATTTATACCGCAAAGATACGCTTTTTATAATAGGAGTGATTGGTTTTTGATTGATTTTTGTGTTAAATTTTATAAAATGTAACAATCCGTAAGTACGCAAAAATAGCGTTAGAACGGCATTCCTATCCAATTCTAACGCTATTAATTATATCTACTACTAGAGTATTATCCTATCACCACTTCAAGGCTCTCCATATCAGCGAACTTCAAGCCGCAATCCTTAGCTGCTTTAAAAAGCTCTTTCTCGTCAACTTCCTCAATAGCTACCTCTACCTCGGCATTGGCAAGGTCTGAGAAATACTTCTCGGTCTTCTGCTTCTGATTGAAGAAATACTCATTAACCTCAGCGAACTTGGCTGAATCGTCCTTGGTGTATTCGTAGCCCTCATCGGCGTGCTTCTGCTCAAGCTGCTGGCACTCCTGGAGCTTGCGCTGCATCTCCTCGAACTTATCGTCCTTCAGGCTCTCCTGCGCTTCCTCCACATCCTTGTCGTAGGTATCGGCTACGTGGCGCAGAGCCTTCATATTCTTCCAAACTCGCATAGCGGCATCATCGCTCATTGATGATGTCTTCAATGCCTTCAATGTTCTGTAGGCTGCAACAGCCTCGATTGTCTTAATCTTCTTCATAATTGTTTCTTTATTTTTATGTTATACAATATTCTTCGCCAGATTGCTATAGCAGAATACATTTCCTGTTAACAGTGCAAAGTTAAGAAAATAATTCCGAATAGCAATGCAGGAGGAGCAAAATTTACGAATTTAAAAAATCAGCTTCCCCACGTTGGGTAATCACTAGGTCGTAATGTGTCTGCTTTCTCGGTGAGAACGTAAGCCACAAATACATTTCCAGTATCTTTCAAGTACTCGCTGACTTCGATATAGTAATCCATGTCACTGTTGGGCTTTAATCCGAACGTTTGCATATTTTTATTCAATCTTGCAACAACATTCCCATTCTTCTCTACTTGTATCATTATACTATGATACGTTGTTTTAGTACTATAATTGTGTAGATAGATATATTTACCTGCTTTTCCAGGAGTAACAATACCACTAACTGGGTCTTTGTAATCTAAATCTTTATTCGCAAGCTTAAACTTAACCTTTGTGATTGGGTCTTCTGTACTATAACCCATCTGACACTTTATAGCTGGCAATCCATCAACTGGATAAAAGATAGCAGGTCTCGTGTTTGAGGAATCATACTTAACAGATGTAAATGGAGTATTGCTCATAAACGGTATAACATAGAAAATTCCATTACCTATATTATTCATTCCATATACAGAAGCGTTGCAATATCCACTGTTGCATTTTTGCGCATTCGTTATAAATGCACCTACATTCCCTTGCTGATCAACTGCTGCAACTCCAAAATAACAACTATTAAAGACATAGAAATCCCATAAGTTCAGATAACTTCCACTTGCATGCTCTTCTCTAGTGTAATAATACATATTTATGTTCCCTGATGTGCTAGAAGTGCTAATACCAGCATTATTATAATACCATCCTCTATTTATCACGGAATTATATCCTTTAAAATCTCCTAACCGATAAGGCGAAGAACTTCCACCCTTTGGTTTCTCATAAGTATATGATGGAGTTCTTATAATTACGTCTCGACACAAGTCTTCTAGTCTCGAATAAGATGGAACTATAAGTTTAAATGTTTTGTCAATTATTCCAAAATCGGCATCATTTAAATCGAATAGCTTACTGGAGTGGACAGGCTTATGCGGAGACCACTTGTTTATATTGGCGGACTTGCAAAGAGTAGCCAAATCATTACTTGATTCTCCGAGAACAGATTTCACGTCATCAATACTGACGGGAGCGGTGATTTTATTGTTTGAAAGAGACATACGCTTAATCTTTAAAACTTAAAACACTAGGCAAGGCAGCTCTATAAGAGCCACCCTGCGTTAATACTTACTCTGCTGCCTCGCTAGCCATATTGGTAGCGATAGCGGAATCAACCTCCGCTATCAATGTTGACACCTCACTGAGCTTGCTCTGAGGGATGCCGCTGATGTTGTAGGTCAGCTCGCTGCCGTTGTAGCTAGCGTTCGCGTTGCCGAGATAGTTACCATTGGTATCTGCGTAGATACTCATATTGATGCTGTCGATGTTGCCACCCGTCTTGTCAACATTGTAGGTAATTTCTACTCGATAGCCGCCCTTAGTGTAAGTGGCGGTTGTCTGTTCACTCTTCTTGTTAATTTTTAAATTCTCCATTTTCTTAACTAATTTAATAAATTAATATTCTTGTTATCTAATCTCTTCTTGTTGCAGTCTTCCTTATCTCCACTCAATCGCAGAACCTCTGATTCAAGGAAGACCACCCGAGCCTTCAACCTGCTGACCTCATCGCCCACCTGCTCGATAGCACCGAATGCCGTTGCAATCAGCTTCGGAGACCAGTAGTTAATCTTGTAGTAGCCCTTCTCGTCAGTCTCCACGATGTCCTTTAAGTGAGGGTTGCACAAGACGTGTTGGGCAATCCAACCGATAGACCTTGTATTGTCCTTCTTCCACGCAAAACCGAACGTGCCACCCATTGCCTTGATGATGCCAAAGTAGTCCAGCTTGCGCAAATCCTGCTTCAAGCGGATGTCTGAGGATGAGTAGGCGGTGATGCCGCCAGTAGCAAGGATACCACCACTAGTATAAAATGTAGAAGTATCAGTATAAAATAACCAATTATTACCACTATAATTATATACTCCTATTTTAGTTGAAGTTCCAACACCAAATAGTAAGTTTCTACTATTAGCTTTAATTTTTAAACCTTTATCACCAGAAGTACTAGAAGTATTAACTAATATATTTCCATTAACTTCAAGTTTCTCTGAAGGATATTTTACTCCTATACCTACATTTCCTTGCTCGTATTGTAACACTAAATGACGACCTTTAGGTCTTGACCCATTAGTATCTACAACATTAATTTGACCGTAATTTAATTCACTATCTCTAATCTCTGATATTGACATAGAACAACCACTACTGACATTATTCTTTATGCTTAAACCTTGACTATTAAAATATACTACATTGTCACTAGAACCTAATCTTATTAACTCATTACCTGCACAAATAAGTCTAAGGTCATATCCATTATCTGTTTCTATATACCTAGTATATGTTCTCTCAAACATATATGTTGTACTACCAAGATTATACCTATGTGTAGCAGATGGAAGTATAGTACCACCAATATTTTCTGTACCATTGAATGAATTGCCCCAAAGATTGCGAGATGTTTGCAATTTTGTAGCACTACCTGCATTACCACTAATATTAGCAGATGATGTAATATAACCGCTATCATTTGTAAATTGACTAACAGCTGTAGGTCTATTTGAAATACTACTCCATGTCAAGTCGGTTTCATCAAGTAAACGCACCCAATCTGACCAAGTTTTAGTATCTCCATTACGATATCTAATATATAAACCTCTCCAACTATATTGTTTAATCATTTGCCAATTATATGCATCATTTCCTCCACTAAATGTAGTAAGTACTCCAGTAGTTGGAACGTTAGAATGAGTACTATACGCAAATACTGAAGCATTACCTTCTATATCATTAGCATTATGAGTTTCACTACTATTCCACCATCCTAAATCTCGAAATAATTGATAAGCGTGATAATTATCTACCATATCTGCGTTATGAGCAGTAGCTTCATTTTTAACCCAATTCTGAGTTGCATAAGCTGCGAGACTTTGATGTGTTGTGAGATAAGTTCCCAAATCTACAGCATCTCCACCACTAGCCGCAATGGTTTTAGTGATACCGTTAATCTTTACACTATGTGTATGAGTAGTAGCAGACTTACCATTAATAAGAGAATCTACACTACTCTTGGTGTAATAATTACTTAAACTCTGATGCGAGGTGAGATATGTAGCACCCTTCGTGAAGGTGATGGTCTTGCCGCTCTTTGTAACGGCAGTAACGGCATTTCCACTTCCGCTAACTGCTATCGCATTCACGTAACCATCGAGAGACTGATGAGCCGTGAGGAACGTACCCTTCGCGAAAGTAATCACACCAGTACTTGCATCATAGGTTGCACCAGTGAGGGCATTGCCGCCAGTTGGCACAGACACGCTGATACTAGGAACAGCACTTGCCACATTCTGAATCTCCGAATAGAGCTTTGCTACTGAGTATGCAGAAGCAATCTCTGAAAGGTTTTCCGTAGTAAGCCTGATAGCATCAGCATAAGCCTTTACAGAGCCGTTGAGACCACCGCCACTGGATGATGATGTTCCCACACCATAGGCAGAAACACCACCACTAGTATAGAGGTTTGCCACCTCATTAGTCGTAGTGTTCGTAATCTTCAACGCCTTGTTTGTTGCATCATACTCCATCTTTATATTGCCGATGGAGATATACTTTCCGCTAGGCACGATGATGCTTCCGTTAATATCGGCAGTACCATTAAACGAGTTACCCCAAAGCTTGTGAGCATTCGTGAGCTGGAGTGCCTTTTTCGCTGAACCGCTTGTAAAGTAGCCCTGCAAGGTGGTGATACTCGTCTTGTTGGTGGATATGCCCGAAGCATTTAGCCCCTCTGCCTTTTTCGCTCTTGTTACCTCATCAGAAATTGACTTATTGATTCCGTCAATGATTCCGCTCAAAGTATCGGTCTGCGCAATATTGGCGAGGAAGCTCACCACCTCGTTCCACTTATTGATAATTCCGTCCGCAGTCTCCTCGTCAGTAGTCATAAGGGCGTACCAGTCATAGGCACTATCCCAATGAGTTACTTTTTCGGATGAAATGCCGTCCAACACAGACTTATTGCTATGAGTATGCTTTGCTGATACAGCACTATCCCAAGCTGTCTGCTTTGCCGTTGTAGGGATAGAGTACCCCGAAGCAAGGCTAATAGCAAACGTTCCACTTGTTGTGATAGTCTTTGTCGCACAAGTCAAACCAGTTGGAAGAGTAAGACTTACAGAAGTAACTGTACCCTTATTGGTTGTATAGCCCTTTGCATCTATCTCAGCCTTGGTGTAGTAGCTAGCGAGAGACTGATGGGTAGTCAGATACCCAGCATCGTTGGTAAGCTGGCTTACCTTCGTGATTCTATCTGTAATATCTACCCATTTATGTTTATGAGCACTAGGTGCGAACGTTGATGGTTTACCCGTAATGTTATTCCAAGAGAGATTCAGACCGCCAAGTTCTGTGGCTATGTTGTCAATTCGGCTGCTGAGAGCCTTGATAGCATAGGCGTTCGGGATACTAGTCAAGTCTGCATCTGTATAGCTTCCCTCTATGATTCTCGCATAGCTGATTACGCTTGCATTCAATCCGCCACCGCCTGCGCCACTACTTGCTGCTCCGTATGCTGTGATGCCGCCTGTGGCATAGAGATTACCATCCACTTTAATAGCCTTGTTTGTGGAATCATAGGTGATTTTGATACCGTGAAAAGTGATAGCACCCTCAAAACTGGCATCGCCCGAAACTCCCAATTTAGTGAAAGGAGCGTTGGGCTTCAAAGACACAAGGTCGGCAACGCTCGTTCCTGCACTTCCTGCTTTCCATGTTGGTTCAAAGAAGGTGAGGTATGCGCCCAAGTTCTTTTCGCTGATAATGAAAGATGTAGGGTCAGCGTGAACCTTACCATCCGTTCCCCACCAGATAGCGCCATTAGCCAGATAGCCGGAACCATCAAAACGGACGAGAGAGGTAGCTGCCTGTTTTGAATAATCTTCCTTCTTATCGAAGCCAACCACCTCACCATCGTTCATATATCCACCCCACCAGGTAGCAATGCCGTTTCCTTTCGCCGTCTTGTCAATAACACCATTAATTCCACTCTCCACCCGCTTGGTCTCAGGGTCACGCAGGGCGATGAGAGAGGTAAGAATCAATCCACCATTGATTTCCGTCTCCACACCATCGGCAAGCACTTTTTTCAGATATTGATAGGTAGCCACATCACCGATAACTACACCGAGGTCGCCATATATCTTTCTAGTGATGTATGCGTTCGCCAGACCCAGCTTGTCGTAGAAAGAAGCATAGGCAGACTGAAAATTAGTGAACTTCGTTCCCACTGCTGAGACGATGGTAGCCTTTTCCTCAGTATTAGCCGCATTGTATCTCGCAGAAATATCTGAAAGATACTTGATGAGTTCTTTCTTGGCAGTCGTGAGAGTAGCAAAAGCGGTATTGAGGTCGGTGAGTTCCTTGGTGCCCTTCAGTACCTCTGCATCCTTCACCTCATTATATGACTTCTGCGCTGCCGCAAAATCATCTTCGAGTCGTTTTGAGTCCTGCGCCATAGCCGCAATCTCCGATGGCTCTAGGTATCCATCATTGACGTAGTTATCGAATGCCTTTTTGTTGGTGGTGACGGTCTTGCCGAGGTTCGTAATGTTCGTCTGTGCAGTCTCTGCCGCCTTCTGCGCTTTCTCCGCCGCTGCCTTGGCTGCGTTGGCAACGGTATCATCGGTATATTTAGAAGCCTTAATCCAGTCGGCGATGGCAAACGGAGAGCCAGCAGCTTTGAGGGTCTGGCAGCGCAATACCTCATTTTTGTAGGTACTGCCATCTGTAGGATAGGTAGCGTTTACCCAAATGTCGCCCAACTGATAAGGCGGAATAGGCTGTGTGCTGAATACCTTCATCTTGCCATCTGCGGTCTCCTGTGCCTTGCTTGCATCAGAGAGGGCTTTGGCAATATCGGTGTCCGTGATGATAGTCCACTTATAGGTGCTGCCATCCTTGGCAAAGCGGTATGCCTTGCCAGTCTTGTTATCATAATAGAGGTCACCAAGATGGGTCTCTTTATCCTTGTCTGTCTTCCAATCACTCGCTGGCTTGTTTGACAACGTAGGCACGCCCTCGTAAAACCACGTCTCGATAGCCCCATCCACCTGATTCTGCAAGTCGGTAATGACCTGCGAGTTCTTGATGAGATTGTTTACCTGCTCCTCGGTCAAGCCCTTTGCTGAGTTCTCTTTGATGTACTGAGACAATTCCTTTCCATCCACGGTAGATTTCGCCGAAAGCTTACCCTTAATAGATACCTGCTTGGCTGCGCTGTCATACTTGATGTAGCTACTACCCTCATAGCCATTCTCCTTAGTAGGTCGGTCGCCCACATACATATCGCCATAAACATTAAAAAATGCCTTGTTGGTCTGTTTGTTTACACCATACTCTACGTATTCTTTGTTGGCAAAAGAGTAGCTATTTATACCGTGGTACAAGCTGATGGATGGCGAATAGGTATCTACCGCCGAGAAGATAAGGCAGTTCTGACGTTCTACATCGGTTCTATTACCGCACTGATTGAGTACATCACCTTTAGCAGGAACATCGCTTGCCGTAGCGCAATCGGTATCGGAGAGGTCGATATAATGATACTTCTTTCCTTCCAGCTCTACGGGGTCTTCGTCACGACCGATTACCAATCGCCAATAAAAGTGATTGCCAACTTTGTGGTAAGTGCCCTTGCGTACATTGAATGATTCCGAGCGCACTTGGTCGTTAACAGCGAAATCATTATCTACAGAATCACCTTCCTGCTCTGCTAAGAAATAGCAACGATAAGCCTTCTGTGACACATTATTATATGTCACAGTAACCTCTTCCACCTTATGAGCCACAACACCTCCAGCAGGAGACAGAATCTCCTTACCGCCGATTGTAGATGTCTTCTTGATTACCAGCTCCTCGAATATAGCCTTCATTCTCACCTCCAGGTAATCGGTGATGAGATGCGAGCGACCTTCTGTATCGGGAGTCCACGAGCCTCCGTTGACAAGCAGACCACTTACAAGCTTCTGCACCTTCTCCCAAGTGATAGTACCCTTGGCGGTATCATCGTTTATCTTTGAGATGAAGTGCTTGCTTCCCTCTGTTGCGACCTGATTCTTAACCTGTGTAGTTGTCAATCCTGCTCCAGTTCCTCCATTTCCGCTTTGGAGTGATGAAATCTGCTGCTGAATCTTCTGAATGGTTCCAACCTCCTTGTCCTCGCGAAGTGTTATGTCGTATGTCGGAATCTTGCCATCTTCTTCCTTGATCGTGAGCTGGTCGATAGAGATGATTCCTTCGATATTGAGGTCTGTATCATTGAAGTTCATCAGGTCGCCGGCCTTCAGTGTATCGTGCAGACTCTTGATAGTTCCGGTTTCGTCTGCCTGCGCCAGATCGTGCTGTCTTGCCATGAAAAGCTCATCAACCTTAGGCTGATAGACATATCTTGTGTAGTCATTCTTATCAAGGAGCGCAATGGCATACTTAAGGAGCTTCAGTGATGCGGCTTTTACATACGAATCAGGAAGAGTGATACCGGTAAGAACGAAATGGTCGCCACTCTTGATCGGGTAGTCCTTGTATGGGAACCACAGCTCAAGAGCATCATCCTTGCTCCTCTCAACAGTAAGTCTCCATCTACCATCAACCTTGGTTGAGGATGCCACTTTGAATGTTCGTCCGCCGCACATACCATCCTTCATAGAGATAGAGAAGTCATCATCCTTAAGGTCGTTTATGTCGAAATCGATAGCCTTATTGAGGTATATATCAACATTCTTTACTGTTTCGTTGTCGCCAAACCTTCCGTCGTCATCAGGAGCAACACCCTCATCAATCTCATCCACACGCACGCCACCGATTTCCATTTCCTCGATAGTAGGGTAGATTTCAATAACTCCATTCGTCTTATCATCAGTATCAAAGAACTGCGATGCCGAACGGAGTCCAATCTCCTCTATATTGAGAGAATCGATGTATGGCCTATATGGATCAGTAGAGAATTTATGCAGTTTCCCGGTTGGATTCACATACTTCTTTTCCTGTTCAGTAAGCGAGTCATAGAAATCACTCAGCGATACGTGAGGGAATCCAGGCAGCATAAGCCTGTTGATGGACATATTATTCGGAAGATTCTTTGCGTACTCCTTCATGGATGAAGGAACGACCTTCTTATTGAGACCGGACGTGATATACATCTTTGTATTTCCGGCATTGACCTGCGCAATAAACGCATCAAGCTTCTCCTTTGATTCCTCATCTCCGGTGTCAGTCTGTGTTCCCTTTAACTCGGAGTAGAACCTGCATTTGCCAGAGCTGCCAGACTGTGTTACATAACCGGTAATTGTAGCCTGAAAATCGAACGTTACCTGAAGGACCCATCCGAAAGACTGTTCCTGAGACTCTCCGGAAACGACGTACTTTCTCTTGTTCTTGAAATATGTCTCGATATAGTCGACATCCAGTTCAAGCTCTACATTTGTGCTAGCTGTAACCACTTTCGTGATATTCGCCACGTACTTGACACCGAGGTCCGCATAGTAATGAGAAGGGAGATTCTTCTCCGAACCATAAGCTCTCAGTCTCGTAATGACACTCTGATCAGAATCTGCGTTCTGCACAATCTCGTAGAGTCCCTTGCCGAGACCATATGAGAAGATGTGGCCGGCTTCTATTCCGGTAGTACCGACATAGATGTTTCTTCCTCTGACTATGAAGTTCACATCCCACTTCTCGTTCACGAGTGCAAGAGCATCCCAACATTTCTTCGAGTCGACGGTGATGGACATTGATTCGATGACGTTATCGTCGGTTTTCTCTCCATAAACCGACAACCACTCACTTTCGAGGGCTCCACGCTGCACGGACCGTTCCTTGTTTCGGGAGTAAATCTTCCAAAGACCCGCACCAATCTGCTCGTCGAGGTTCGCCTGGATCCTGTCGAGCAAATCGTCCAAAGTCTGTACGAAGAATGGGAATTTCGGTAGGGAAGTGTAGTGAAGTTCGTTGTCGTTCAATACCACATCGAGGAATTCAGCTCTAGCAAGCTCATCCTGCAATGCGTTGAACTTCACGCTGTCATATACGAAGCCCTCTCCGTATGTGTCGGGTCTGGCCTGCTTATCCTTGCCCGGCTCGTAGTTGAGCTCAAACCGCTCGCCACGATAGACAATATAGTCGCCTATCTGAAAGTTGATAGGCACTTCATGCTTGAAGTTGATAGTCAAAAAACACTCACCCATCCAGGAATCAGAGTACTCCAATCCATGAACGGTTATCTGCTCTCCGTTAACGTCTGTCAGCTTCGAGCCATCCTTATGATAAATATTCCAAGTACTCATGTGTCTGTGTTATCCTAAATTTGAAATCCTGCCCTGCGCATCCATAATTGGCTTGATGTCAGTAACAGGGTCGTTAATCTTGAAAGTAATAGAGAGGACTAGCAAGTCCTCGTTGCCCGGGTATCTGTACAGGTCCGGATCAATGCTCTTCAGTCTCACATGCTGCCTTCCTATCTTGTTGAAGTCGCAGTACATCTTCATCATGCCAGACTTGCGGAGATAGTCAATGAAAGCCTTACACTTCTCGTTTGCGCCGAAGGCATCCCCCTTGAATAGGAACTTGACCTTGTTCTCGTAGGCTGCCATATAAAGTCCATCCTTTCCGATATACTCGTCGTCACCATGCTCGTCGTGCCACTCCCTTTTCACAGGTTCCTTGACAGAATCGCAAGGCTTGAACGGGCTTTCGCTAACGTACATACCGAAGTCGGCGATGGAGTCCTTCACCTCGTTCCCATCGCCTTCCTTCTGCATGTATATCCTGAAATAATCTTTCATACCTTAAATCAACTTTTTATAATTGCAAATATACAAAATAATACATAAATATGCAAGTAATATGCGCATAAATATGCATTAATTGAACTTAAAGTCGTGTCTATCCCTAACATTGACTGGTCCAATAGCTTTCACGACTGTTCCTCCGTATTGGTAGACGAAGCACTTTGCGGTATCTTCACATTCAACATGAAGCTCTGCACCATCTAACAGATTGACAAACACCCTGGAGAATCCCTTAACCTTCAGGTAAAGTGAAGAGTTGTGCCTTACGTATATCTCTCCACTGTCCATCCAGTCATAGTTGATGCTTGCTACACACTCTCCATTGAGGATGACAATCTTTGGGTTTTGCAGGTCAACGTTCTCGTCAACATAAACACCATGATCGTGAATGACATCACCAAAGTGCTTCTTCATAACCTTGGTCGAAGGCCAGTTTCTTCCGATACAGAAGTCAATACCCTTAACAAACTTCTCGACCATCTCATGCTTGGATGAGTTGTCGTGCCACTCGGCGGTCCACTGAGCGCAAAGACCCAGTGAAACCGCCTCGTTCTTCATTCTGTCTGATAAATTTCTTTTTTCAAACATAATTATTTCATTTTTAAAGATTTCGTACCATTGATAACTCTGTTGAAGTTATCGTTCAACTCCGAGACAGTCTTATCGATTCTCTCTGCTGCATCTGCATTACGCAAGGTGTTTTGAGCAATCAGGTTAAGCTGAGTCAACTGAGACTTTGCAATCTCGCTCATCTCAGGAATGAACTTACCCTGCATTTCCCTTATCACAGAAACATCAAGTCGGACCGCATTGAGGTAGGATGCAAGAATATCAGCTGTTTCCTCGGTAATACCCTTAATCGAGTTGGTTGCAGAGGAACTTCCGTCCTCTCTCATATCCAATCCTTCGTTCTTTAAGGCATCAGCAAGACCGGTTATCTGAGGAACAACCTTATCTCCTATTTCATTAACCTGCTTCGCAAAATTAATCATGTCCGTTTCGTCGAGCTGTCCCTTTTTATCAAGAACGGACGTAAGCCATTCTAGAGGTTTTTCGAGCGCCTTTTCCATGATTTTCTGCGTAACGATATTCTTTACCACATCGCGAACCATTTCCTTGACCTTCTTCTTATAAGCATCTACAGCATCCTCACCTTTAGCCCATGCACTCACAATGGTGTCAGTAAGTGTGCTTGCCCAGCTCTTCATATCGATAGAGTAAACGTCTTTAAGAAAGTCCTGTGCGAACGTCTTGATCTGTAACTCCATCTCCTTGATTTGCTGGTCGTAGTCAGCAAGTTTATCCTTGTCCGTCTTTTTCTTGTCATCCTCGGCTTGCCTCTGCTTTCTCAACTCGTCTTCCTGAGCGTGGAGCAGGGCGAGTTGATCTGCGTATGCGGAAGGATTCGTCTCTGTCTTCATTACAGCATCGTAGGTCTCCTTGCTGTAGCGACTCAAGTTCTTGCCACCGAAGAAAGCCTTGCCCGTATCGGTCTTGGAATAAGCCTCCCAAGCCTTATAGTCATTCTTTACATCGTTGAGCTTTTTAGTTGTATCAGAAGACCTTTCGTAAGAATAGATTCCTCCAAGGGTCTTCTCGATGACAGAACTAATATTACTAGATAAGTTCTTTAACTCATTCAGCTGTCTCTCTGCAAGCTTTATCTGTCGGTCGAGCTTGGCATCATGAGCCTTTGCAAACGCCTTGATAGGTGAGGTAAATATACCAGTTACACCGGCAAGGATTCCACCAACGTTGCCGGACTCCGCGCTTGTTACCACCTTTGACAGTGAACTTGACATGCCAGAGAATGTCTCGAAGAACGCAGAAGCGTCCTGCCATCCATCAGACTCAGTGTCAGCTCCGAGAAGGGAAGCAGTCTCTTTGATGTCATTGAATGCTTCACTCATTCCCTGGACATTCTGGTCGATAATGCTTACTACGTTAGCAAACTTATCAAGAGATTCTTTCGCCTTTGTTCCATCCTTAAACAGAATCTCAGCAGCCTTCATCATAGCCTTTCCACTGGCAATCATACTATCACCGCGCTTGACGAAGTTTTCGTCTCCCATTTTGAGACCAAGTTCACGAACCTTCTTTCCTTCAGCAATTTTACTTGCTGCGATGGTCATCTGCTCGCTGGCATCAGAAATCTTCTGCTCGGCCATTCCCTTCAGACCACCATTGAGGAATGTCTTTCTTGGGTTCGTCAGCTTCGATAACTGCTCATCAAGCTGCTTGATTTCTTTGGCGTACTCTCTCGCATCGATAGCTCCGTTTTGCAGAGCCTCATTGATATTCTGCCTGATTCTTGCTCCGATAGCCTGAGCCTTATCCATGCCGAGAGAGACGATGGCTCCGTAGAAGTTGAGATAATCAGAAGAGTTTTTGAACTTGTCAAGTTTAACCTGACCAATCTCCTTGTCTCTCTGAATCTCATATCTCGCCTTGATACCATGATCATTCGTCTTGCTGATAAGTTCGTTGTATCTTTCCCTTATCTTCAAGATTTTATCCTCATAATCTTCTGTCTTCTCGATAATGTCGGCGGCATCCTGTAACGACTTGACGTAATTACCACGGAGGAGTTCTGTAATCTTCTTCCACTCTTCGTACTGATTTGGGAGCTTAAGCTTTGCTTTAGCTTCACCATCCGTCATTCCGAGAGAGTTCTGAAGGTTAAATACTTCATGGTAGTGAGCGTAATACTCGTCCATAAGAGATTTGGTTTTATCATCCATCTGGAATGCGTCAACCCATGCCGACTCAGCAAAGAATTTGCTACCAGTTTTTTCAAGAAGACTCTTATACAAATCCCAACGTTCTGACAGCTTGTTCATGGACTCATTGAAGTCAGCTGCCTTTCTCTCGTACTCCTTCTTGTCCTTCTCGTCGAAGAGCCACTCTGCAACCTCACGATAGATGGAAGTCTGGAACTTCTTTCTCTCGGTGGTGTTTATACTGAATCCTTCAAGGAGAGAATGGACAGCCTTCTGGTAGTCGTCAAGATTAAGACCGGTAACCTCTGGGAAGAGATTGTAAGTCTTCTTCTTTGCCTCTTCATCAGACATTATGCTCTTGTACTTCTGGTACATCTGCCTTGCTGACTTCAGGCTGCTGAGGCGTTCCTGTAAACGCTTGAGCTCTATATCTTCTTTGCGACCTGAATTCCTGTTTCTTCCTTTCGGAATCTTATTGGACTTTTTGTCTTGCGGATAGAATTTATAGCCGAGACCTTCCCATGCCGCCTGATTCAAGCTATTGTAGCTTTCCCAAGCCTCATCTCGAAGTGCCTTAGATATCTTGCCGCGTTTGAACTTGTTCTCGCGGTTCTTATACTCGTTGTACCTGTTCTGCAACTCTGTTTGCAGGTTATTATCCGTATTGTAGTCGGAAGTTTCGTCAAGATAAGAATCGAGCATAGTCGCCTGTGCTTCTACCCTCGCTTTACTCTTTCCTGTCTTTGATAAATTTCTGCGGACTCTTTGCTGCATAGGCGTCTTTGGTTTCTCGACCTTGCCGCCACCTGCTTTCTTTGGCTGTTTTGCACCAGCCTCCTGATAGAAGATAGACTTCAAGTACTCACGAATCTGAGGAACATTCACCTTGCACGCATCGAGCATTCTTTCTATCATGCTCGCAAAGCGTGAAGAATTCCTGTTGCACCACTTCGAGAAATCTACACCGAACAGGTTGAATGACTTCTTAAGGAAGTTAATGATTCTAGGAATATTCTTCTTAGCGATATCATTTATCTGATCACTAACCTTGTTTGCCCTTATTCCTATTTTGTAAATGCTATTTGCAATATCATTGCTTCCGTTACTTGACTTCAAAACGAAAGAATCCCAATTTGCGCCTCCTCTTTCTGCAAGAATACGAATCTTCTCATCGAGAGACATGGCTCTTTCCTCTGGCTTCAGGAACTGATTAGCAACGCTATCCATTCTCGACTTTGTATCTTCGTCAAGTCCAGATAAAAGCGTCTGGTACTTGATAACCGCCTCGTTGAGGTCTTCGACAGCATCCTCCATCGTGTCTGCAAAAGGATTACCGGAACCCCAACCACCTGAAGCTCCAAGTGCTCCAGCAACAACATCCGAGTCGTTTGCTTCCTGCTGTGAGTTGTCACGAGCGGCAACTATTCCCTTATTGAGAATATCATACTGCTCGTTAAGATTCTTCGCCCTTGTAATCTGATCTTCTATTGTCTGTGTGTAATCTCCGCTGTTTCGAAGAAGCTCTTTCATTGAGTTTACTCGCTGTTGTAAGTCCGCGCTGTTTGCCGGCTTCTCATTTGCGAGCTCATCCTCGTAGTTTTTCTTCTTGTTGTATGCAGAATCCCTGAAACCCTTCGCATTCTCAGAAATTCTATCCATATCACTGCTGTAGCTGGAGAATGTCTGAACAGCTAGACCGATTGCAAGTCCCCACCAGCCGCCAAGCATCGTAAAGAGAGACTTAATTCCTCCACCTATCTTAGAGATACCCATATTCATTACGGCGGCAAATCGTGTTCCTCCGAGTATAATCTGCTCCTGTCTTGCTGTAATCTGCCCCATCACGGCAAGCTGTCTGATAAGTTCTTTTGTAACAAGACCTTCCTTGACAGCTTTCTGCATCTGAAGAACAGACATCTTCCCTTCAAGTGCAAGACGAGACATAGCATTCGCCCTTGAAGCGGTATCAGACAGCAAGTATGCCCTTGCCTGTACATTCTGCAACGCCTTCTGTTGAGTAATCTTACCTTCTGTGACAAGTTGCTGCTGTTCGATAGCGTAAGTCCTCAGCTGAGCATTCATCTGCTGAGTGTAGTTCTTGTTTATTGAGCCCAATCCGAGCTTACTGGAAGCCATCAGTCCAAGTTTCCTTGCAGCAAATATAGCTCCGAAAGAAAGCATAGCAGGGGATAGTTTATCAAGAGCTAATACTAAGTCTGTTACTCGGTTGATAATAAACGAGAACGTACCGCCTATGACATTCTTTCCTTCTGCAAATTTACCGAGCATAATATCCCACGCGTCGATAAGCTTATTCCAGCGACCAAGCAGTGTTTCGGACAACACGAGCTGCATATTGTAGAACTGGCCACCCTCATCAGTCATTTTCCACAGTACCTTCTGAACATCCTCGAAGCTTACCTGCCTTCCAGATATCATCTTCTTAACGTCCGCCTGGGTATAGTTCTTGCGGCCATTCTTTCCTTCTGAGTTGTAAAGTTCGGTTATCTTCTGCAAGAGTGGAAGTCCGGCGTAAGCAAACTGGCGCAACTCCTTACCATCGAGCCAAGAACGAGCCTTTACCTGGCCAAATGCAAGACCCAATCGACCGAAGTCTACGCCAAGACCAGATGCTATATCCGCAAGTCGCTTTGTGGTATCATACAAGTCATTCGCCTCAACTCCGAATGCTGCCAACTGCTTGACATCTCGATTCAGTTCTCCAAATTTAAATGGAGACTGCAACGCAAGCTGCTGTGTCTGAGCGAACAGCTCGTCAGCCTTCTGTACATCACCAAGTATGGAGCGTAACGCAACATGCTGCTGAACAATCTCACCACCGGTCTGTACGATTGAATTAAAGAATTGCTGCGCTCCAAAGACAATGCCTCCCTGTAAGAAGAGAGACTTGATGTCTCCGACTATGGATTGCATCTTCTTCGCTTCAGCGTTTGCTCCGGCGAATGCTGCTGCAAGGTCGTTTCGTGCCTTTGCAGCCGTTCTCGTTATCTCTTCTTGATGTTTTCGCTCAAGGTTTATCGCTTCCTGTTTTTGATCAATTACAGTTCGCATACTGTTTATCAGTGGAGTATATTCGCTTGTTCCTCTGCCTATAGAGAATAAATCTTTGATAGAATAACTACCAAGATTATTCATCGCACTGCGCAATGTATTAAGCTCTTGCGTAATTTGCGAGAATGCCTGTTGAAGTTGCATTAACTCTTGCGTACTTAATACATTCTTTCCACTTCCAAATAAACCTTGGATCTGTTGTCTTTGTGCTTCGAGTTCCTTAACTCTATCACGTACAAGGGATTCTGCCTGTTTTCTAGATATTGAAATTGCTTCTCTTCTAGCCTGGTTAGTTCGCTCCGTCGCTTCTCTTAGCCTATTTTCGGCAGCAATCATTTCTTCATTACGGCGTACGATAGCATTTCGCAACTCAGCGAGTTCTCTTTCCCTGACAGCTAACTCCTGTGCAGCCTGCGCTTCATTTTTCATCGCAACAAAGGTACCGTGCTCGGTTGACTGTCTGTCTCGCTCCAAAATCGCGGATTTCAGTTGCTGCATTTCCCTGTAACGCTCATTAAGTTCCTGCGCCTGTTTCGATTCGTTAACAAGCGTCACGAAAGCACCTTGAGCTTCCATTTCCTTGTCGCGTCTTAAGATATCTTCTTTTAACTTGGCAAGTTCATTGTATCTATTTGTTAAATCAAGTGCAGCCTGCGCTTCATTTTTCATCGCAACAAAGGTACCGTGCTCGGATTGTTCCTTGTCTCTACGAAGAATGTCTGCTTTTAGTTCCGATAACTCCTTCAGTCTTTTGCTGAGATTTGCAGTTTCCTGAGCCTGAATGCCCATTTGGGCCGCTATATTTTTAAAATCCTCAGCGATTTCTTTGCTATTCTCTCTATTAAAGTTCTTAAATAACTTCTCAGCAGACTTTCTTCCGGACTCAGTTTTTAGATCCAACTCCGAAAGTGCTTCTGAAATTTCTTTCAGTTTTGACCTAACATTGCTGTCTTTAATGTTTAAGTCAAACCACAAGTCACCTAAATTTCCACCTGCCATATCCTGAATATTTTAAAATTAGAGTTTATTGTTTAAGTAACCGACAAGATTTATTTTCTCGCCGACAAGACTTCCTTCTTTCTTCTTTTTCTCCATCCACCTGTCGTAGAGGTCATCCATCTCCTTCTTGGTATGCTTCTTCGGACCGCCTTCCTTCTTGGCCTTTGGATAGACAACAAGAGGCTGGTCTGCAACCATGAGGTCAATCTGTGCCGACGAATAGCCCCACCAGTAGTCGTAGGCTGCGATGAAGTACTTGCGCTGAAAGAGGAAGCCGAACTTCTCAGCTAGTGAGAAGGCTGCTCCCCAGCTTGTTCTGCTTGGATAGCTTTTGCTTCGCTCCTCGTCATCGTCATCATCACGTCCGTCATCCCGGTCGCTAATATGGTAGCCAGTGAGAATGCGTTCGATGGAATTTTTTTTTTAGAAACATCGAGGACTCTCAGAACCTCGGCCACATCCACATCCTTGATGTAGTAGAGCCAGCGCCAGTAGATCCAATATAGAAATCGAATCTTCCAGATGTTGTTGAGGAGAATGCAGACGCAAATCTTGACGTTGCGCTTCCATTCGTTCTTCTCCTTTGACCTGATGTGGGAACACCTGCTCATGGTTCCCTTGCGAAGCCAGCCGAGCTTGTGCTTCTTTCCACGGAACACGAACTCGGTAGGCTCGTCGTGCAGTACGCTGTCGAGTAACTCCTGTAAGTCCACTGAAGGCTGCTCTATTTTCTTTTCTTCTGCCATGATTGTATGCTATTAAATGAAGAAGGGCGGCACGGCTGTTGATTAGCCTGCCGCCCAACGGTTTGTTATCCTGAATCTAATTACCTAAAGAAGCCTTTTCTCTTGATTAACCGCCAATGCCTGGTTCACCTGCACCTGGAGCCTTAGTAAGCCAAGCGATGCTGCGCTTACCTGCACCCTCGATAGAACCTGAGAACTTAAACGCAACTGGCTCAGTACCGGAGTTATCCCACTGCAAGGTAGCGTAGAGAGCGATGTTGGTAATAACCATAAGGTTCTCCTTCTCGTCGTCAACAATAACGATAGTACCCTTGATCTTGAACTTCTTAGGCTCAACAGCGATACCTGTAAAGCCGGTAGTAGCGTCGAGGGTAGCGTCACCTGTACCCTTCAGAGTAACCTTGGTCAGCTCTGTGATAGCATCCTCGCCGAACATAATTGTCAGCAAGTCCTTTGCCTTTGAAGGAACAACGAACTCTACATTGAAGTCGCCGAGCTCAGCTGTAGTTGCCCAGTCGCCTGCAAGACCGATAACCTTGTAGTGGTTGATGGTTGGGTCATCCATAGTCGCCTTCAGCGAGTCAACGGTAACCGGAAGCTCGACCTCTGGGGTGATGTCAACTGTAGCCTTGCTCAAGTCTGTGATAGCCTTTGAGTAGAGCAGAGTCTTAGGACCATTGAAAATGTCCTTCATCTTGTCAATAGTTGTCATAGCCATAATCTAAAATATTTTAAATTGTTATACCTGAATACTTATCTAGTACGTAACCTTCCCTGTATGATTGTCACGGAAAAACCTGCGCCGTCGTCAGCCTGGATAGCAACGTTCGGTCTAGTAACGATGATGTTGTCTGTAGAAATCGGGAATCTTTCGAGGACCGCCTTGACTTTCTCATCCATTTCCGCAGGACTGAAACCATTAGGATTCGCCGAGGAGGCCTTATCTCTTACATACACCTCTATCTGGATAGTGGTAGTATAGTAGTTGTAGGAGCCATCGTAGTTCATCTCGTTGTTCCTGATAGTGTACGGAGCACTTACGACGATGTAGCTACATATTTTGGTATCCACAGCCTTAGGACGATTCCTGGGGTACACCTTATCGCATATACCCTTTACGGCGTTCCCTAAGTCGAAATATATCTGCTTGATATCTACCATAGCTTACAGTTTGTTAAAAGTTGAACTATTGGCGTACACTACGCAGGCATCGAACATATCTGGAAGAGACTCGTATGTGTTGTAAACTGTCTCGAAAATGCGGTTCTCCTTATCGAATACTGCATATTCAACAGGACATATCGCAACGAGTGCCCAGTCTTTCCCGGTAGATTTCACCTTTCCGATACGTCCGTATAGAAGGTTAGGACCCCACTGGTGACCGCCACCGACTGAACCGGTGTAGCCTTTGTTCTCTCCTCCGTCGTAGTAGAACGGGAGATTGTATTTCTCTCCTTCTGCCAGGGTTACTCGCGTTGGTGCTTTTTCACCCTTCGAGGCACGCACCATGTAAATGAGCTTGCCTTTGTAATACACTGCTGCATAGAACGAAGTATATGCGTTACCGGTGATATTGTAGAACGTCCTGTTCTCTTTGAAATAGTTGACGGTTCTGTGAGCAAGTTCCTGCATAATCGCAAGCATCTTGTCATACGCCAGCTTTTCGACCCTTGGCTTAATCTGATGCTCGAACTGCGCTCCAAGAGAAAGACGCTTTCCGCTAAAGTATTTTACCATAACCTAAACCCTAGTGAGATTCCAGTAAACGACCGTCCTGTTATTATCTGGTTCGCAGTCCTTTACCATACCTATCTCGGTGTTGTTTCCGACAGTGGAGTAGATGGTGTCGCCGTCAAGAGGACATCTGCCGGCATCCCATTCGTCATATCTGACCGGAATCGATGCCTTCCTCTTGTTCTGGTCGACGTTCTTGTCTCCCTCTGTTGTGGTATCGGTGTAGCTGCGGCCTTCGCCATAGTAGAGAATGATTTCCTTGTCCTCACCAACTGGAGCATCATCATCGGCAAACGGGTCATCAGGGTCGGCTTTTCCGACGACCTTCCTCACGATCTTGATGATGTGAGGGTATCTTGGATTTCTGATGTTTTCCTTTTCCATACGCCTTATTTGATGATGTGAGGGAGAGGTTCTCCCCAAGGAGAATAATTCGCCCTCTTTACTCCGTGGGAGGTCACCCGGAAGGTGGACTTCTTCTTGAGCATCGAATCGGGCTCCAGCTCCGCATAGATAGCGTTAGCCTCTGCCTTCATCTCGCTCCTGTCGTTGTCCGACATGTCATAGCCACCTCCCGAATGAGTCCATCCGTTATCGGAATCGGAGGTGTTGTTCACCTTGCTCGGACCAAGAACAAACCATTTCAGCATGTCGGCATAGGCAAGTCTCACCTTGTCCTTGTCGCAGGCTTCGAGGTCGATGCCATTTTCGAGCTCCCTGTCGTGCATGATGCCCAGCAGAGCCTTCATCGGCATCTCGAACTTCACCTTATTAATAAGGTAGTCGTTCACAGTGTAAATGTTCATCTCCGAATCCATAGTCATACAATCTAGTTACGTTAATAGTTCCAAGACCGAAATTAATCAGTCTTGGTAATGTCCATAATGCAATGGTCTGGGAAGTCGATGAGAGCTGGGCAAGCAGAGAACATGATGTCTGTGTGCCACTCCATGTACTTACCGTTAGGAACTACTGAGTTCATGAGCAGACCGAGACCATCGTTAGTTGTACCGAACACGGTAGAGATAGCCTTGTTACCAGCATACTCAATCAACTTACGATCGAGACTGTCTGTGCGCTCGAACTCACAAGCATCACCGGCAGGACGGAGAACAACGATGTTGTCAGACCAACCCTGCTTGTACTCATCGGTTGTATGAGTTAGGTTGCGCTCCTTCTCGGTCACAATCTCGATAGGAGATACACCCTCGAAGTCAACGAATGCCTGGATGAACTGTTCCTTGCTGATAGGCATTGTCTTGGTAGAGGCAATGTAGTTCAGCTGGCGGTAATTGGTAACAAGCTCGCGAACCTCTGCGTTCTTCAAGAATACATTGTAGAATGTATTGCGAGTCATCTGCCAGACCAAAGCACCATCGAAACCACCGCGGGTCTCACGATACTTGGCTTCCTTCTCCTTCATGTAGGTAAGGATGGTAGCAGTAGGGTCAGCCCACTTCTTAGCACCACCATTGATGAAGTTGTCGCCATACTCGATAGGGTCGATAGCCTTGTGCAGTGGAGTGGAGATACCACGACCAATGCCGGAGTAGTCAATCTTACCGGTAGACATCAACTGAGCGGTCATAAAGTTCATTGTTGCATCAACTG